TTTGTAGAATGTGTTTATAGGAAGGTCAAGCTCATTAGGTTCTATCGACCTATTGTAATGCAGATAATGCTTGATTTGTATTTTATTATGTAATTCACTTAACACCTATCTAATATAACAAAAATATTTGATAAATAAAAATTTTTTATACTAAACCTTCAGGAAAATAATATGGGTCATCATTTATATCGTATTGATATTTTGCACACCAATAATTTTCTTTTACCTCTGCCTTGAATTTGCTGCACCAGCCTTCTTGGAAAAAGATACATGACAAGCAATTTTGTCTTGGAGGTATCATTGGATTTTCTTGCTCGTCAGGATAATTACCTATTTGATACGCAGCAGGTAAACGACCTGGTACACTTTCACCTGTTGGATAAACTCTTCTATTTAGAGCGTCTCGCTTAATACCTTTAGGAGCAAAAGGCCATGTCATATATTCTGTTGGAAGTACAAATTTATGTATATCCTTAATTTCTGCTCTTGCTGCTTGTATTTTAAGATGGTTGTAATGAATCGCAGATGTCGATAATTTAAGTTTTAATTCTACAAATTTAACAGGTTTATGATATGGAGAACTTTGTTTTTTGTAGTATTTATATTGTTGCTTATCTACTTCTACAATTTCATTTGTATGTTCTGTATTTACAAAATATCTAGAGTATTCGCCTTCTTCTTTTTCTTTATCTGTAAGCTTATGTTTATATGGTACAGGTTCCTTAAAGTTTTTTGCATATTTACGTTTTAGCGAGTCATATACAAAATTTTGTTTCATACTTCTTTTTTCTAAAGGATATAACCTTTGTGTATCTTCTACATCCATGCTTAAATTTTCAGCGCCAAATGGTATGCCAGCATAAAATACTATAGGTCCTTTATACTCTTCAAACTCATCATTTGTCTGCAAAATACCGAGCTTGTCTTTATAGTAAAGCTTTACCATCCACTCACCGCCTGCAGTAAAACTTTTTTTAATATATTTCTTTTTATATACTCTCATTTAGTATATCCTTAAAGCTGTTTCTATTGAAGTAGTCCAGTCATCTTGACCTATACTATGTTTAACACCTTTTATTTGAAATGCATGTGTTTTATCTATAACTTTAGGTGTATAATCTGTTTCAAATAAATATCCCCAAGTTAATCCACCTATACCATCAATTGTCAAATCTAGGCCAAGTGGTATTGAAACACCTCCAAAACTTTGTGGTGCGTTTTTACCTTTTGAACCGTGAAAAGCTTTCATAGCACCTAGTGCAGAATCAACTGTTTCGTCTGACCTGTTATCTGCAAGTGCAGCAAAAGCAGTGTAACAATCACCTCTAAGCGAAGCCGTTGATGGATTGTCTCCTCCGTCTTTATCGCTACCTCTTTTGCATTTTTCATTTTTGTATTTTGTACCAGATAGTTTTTGCTTACCCACCAGACTATCTGTAATACCATCTGCGTAATCAAGAAGTGAACCTTGTGGCTCGTTTGTATTTGCGTTTCCTTTATCAGAGCCTCTTTGCGTAGCCATCATTATAGAATGACGCAAAGCCTGAGGTATATCTGTTGATACGCCCCATGTTCTTGCTGATGTGTTTCCTAATAAATTTATTACAGCTGCTTTTGGTTTAGGTTTTGGTACATAATTTCTATCTATTACTCTCATTACCGATGGGTCTTTAGGGTCGTCAACAAGTTCCAAATCCCAAAATCCTCCACATACATCATTAACTTTTCTTGCAACTGCCATAACGTATTCATCTATTGTTTTCACCCTCATAAATGTTGTCCATAAAAAATACGTATTTAACAATACTTTTCCTAATTCTATATAGTGTACTTTATCCTTTTTTTCGTCTTTCATTCTACCATGAGTATATGTAGAAGCAGCATTCCCGTTATCTACCCAGGTATCATATGCCCAAGTTCCAACAATACCAAATTCTCCTCTAGGATTCTTCGAGCCGTTTGATGCTTGTTTATTCTCCCAATGAGCGTGTCCTGGTATTATACAAACCCATGGGTCTGCCGAACCCCAAGGATAATAATCAGCATCACTAGGTATTTTCATACGACTTCTAGAGCTATTTAATAGCCAAACATGGCCACCTGTAAAATGTCCGGAAGTATCTGAAAAATTAACTCCTCCTCTAGAATGGTATGAGTCTTTAAGAGTTTTGTAATTAGGTGAAGTTGGGGATAAACCTGAAATAATTGCTGATTCCCACCAATCCCATTGTACATAATAATTCATTTTTGGTGAGCCAAACCAACCTGTAAGAGCACTGTACCAAGTTGCATCTTCTTTTGCATCTTCATCTAAATTTAGAGGAAAGCCGTGATTACAAACACCTTTCCAAATAGAGTCTATTTTCATATTGCTTTCTGCAACATCTTTTAGTACAACCTTCATCCAGTTTCCCGAACCTTCATCTTTTGTACTTTGCTTACACCCTGAATTTGTTTTACTTCCTGCTACATTTATAGGTCCACTAATGTATGCCTTTCCTGGTGAATCTATTGTTATTTCGCATTTATATGATTTAGTGCTTGGGTCAAAAGACCAATTAAAATCAGATATCACACCACACATACCTTCTGTGCAACCGCTATTTTCTTCAGATTTTTCGAATATCTTATTTTGTAGTTCATACATACTTTTAGCAGTTTTTAATGTCTCATCTGTCAACCTAGTTATCGGGTCGCCGTTTGATTGAATATTCCAACCCCATTGTGCTATTGCTGTAAGTCCTGGTATAAAGTATGCTCTTTGAGCTAGCTTAAGCTGCTCTATAGAATATAGAGTAAAAGCAACAGTACCTTTTCTCATTGAGCCGTTTGCACCTGTTGTTCCTATCTCTATTGAGTTTATTGCAGGTTGAGGTACTATTCTACCTGCATCTGTTTTTGTATAAAAATCATCGTATGTTCTTTTTTCATAATCAGCTAGAGGCATAGGTTCGCTAGAAAACGAAGTTAAAGTCATCCAAGGTTTTTTAGATACCTTCCAACTATCGCTTGGTAGCGCTGCTCCTCTGTCGTTTATTTCTTTAACAACAAAATCTGGCATTGGTCTGCCTGTAATATATCCATCACTATATGCTGGCATTTATTTCTCCGTAACTTTTTAATATCCTGTAATACCTGGACCGCCATCTTGCCGTCTTCGCTCTCCTGTAGGTAAATCTTCTGTTGTAGGTCCTAGTGGTCCTTCTATCTCTTGCCTAAAGTATGTTCGCTCTCTTAACATCGACTGGTATTCATCAACTATTTGTGGTATTCTATCAGGATTTGGTATTCTTATTCTCTGTCCTGGTTCTACAAACATAGAGCCTTTACCTATACCTTTATCCTGTTTTTGAGTTATACCATAGTTAGAAGCTCTATCTAATTTATTCGCATTGGCAATTATCCACCACAGTGTAACGTCTTCATAGTATTGATATGCCAAATTATCTAATCTGTCTTCAACTATAACATCAATATAAAAATCGTCAACGTGTCTTTCTATTTTAGGATATATTATTGTACCATATACTTTTTTAGAACGCCTATTAAATTTTGTAGTTCTTTTTGTTTGATTAAATTGATATCTTTTCATATTTACCCCTAATAGCTTAAAAACTTACCGTCTGATTTCCAAATTTTACCATCTGCATTAACAAGGAATTTACCTCCTATTTTTAAGTCAAACAGCATTGGCAATTCTAAATTTGTTGTTTCGTTACCTTCACCTAAAGCTATATCCCAACCTGCATCTAGATTTATCGTATAATCAACATTTTCAATAATAGCAGGTATAGCTTTCCATAAATTACCTACAGTAATTTTATTTACTCTACCACCACCTACATCGCTAAACATTTCTGGAGAAGCCTTCTGCATTATTTGATTTAACAGCCTATAATTATTTTTCAACTCACCTTGTGTAAATGCCGGCATTTGTAAACCTAAACTCCATTCTCTTGATATTTTATCAAACATATAAGCATCTACAGGATTACCTGCATATGTTATTGCAGAATATGTAGGTTTTAGTCCATCGCTTATTTCAGTTATGTAAGCACGTAGTTTAATTCCATCTATACTTATAGTTACATAATCTTTTCCATAATTTGTATCGTCTGTACTCTCACCTGGTTTTGTAGCACCATAATCAGATATTTTAATTCGACTAACTGAATTGTTTTCATATGAATCTGTATCGTCTTTCTTTCTAAAATCTCTAAATGCTTTAGGACTTCTTCTATAATTACCTAAATCTACATAGCTAAATACTGAAAACTCTTTGTCTCCACTACCTGGAAATATTTCTCCACTATTTGCCGGTTGTTGAACAAATAATTCGTCCCCTGTATTTTTTGTAGCTTTAGGTGCGCCTTGTGTATCATCATCTGTACCAAATTTAGACTGGTCAAAACTTTCAAGGTCTGGGTTTCCATATTTGTCATCACCTGCATCGTTTCCAAATTTGTCATGTATTGCTGAATAATCTTTTGTTTTGTATTTACCTGGATTAACTCCAGCTGGGTCAATATCTCCTTCTGCTTTAGGAAAACCTTTCCAGCTATCAGGTGCGTCCTGCTCATAAGGCTCATATCCATTATCACCTTTGAATGTAAGAATACCTAATGATAAATCTTCATTGTCTTCACCTTTACTAGCCTCAGATATTTTGCCATCATCATAGTGTGTTGTTGCTTTCTGTTTGTAATAGGGTTCTTCAGGTGTATATATAAATACTCTATCATAAGCAATACCTGATGTATGTTTGAATATTTGAGTTTGACCTATACCAAAAAGAGAGTGTGGTCCATTTATACCAGACAGCCTTTTTATTTTTTCACCTTTACCTCTTAATTTATTTAAGAATTTTGTAAACTTTGTATATAGTGCTTCAAGACCTTTTAGTTTCTGAGGTATAAGTTCTTTTCTAGGATTCTTAAACAATCCAACTTCCATATCTTCACCAAGCTTAACAAGTCGATTGCTATCTCCAGGTGATGATGGATTTCTATTTTCAATTGTATCAATAACTCTTTCGTACATTATATCACGAGGATTTAACTGTCCTAAGAAATGTCTATCTCCGTGAATACCTAAAGCGTTTAATGGTACCTGTAGTGCCAAAGCCAGAGGATTGTATACTCTGTCAGCATTAATGAAAGGTAGTTGAAAGAATTGTTTTTTAGGATTTGTTAATTGAAGACCTAATTGTTTTAGATTAAAAAGTAGGCCTCGAGGTGACACCATATATTTTGCAATTCTTACAGTGTCTATTACAGGAGCAGTTAATTCGTTAATTCTTTCGAATGTACCTGATGGATTATCCTTTCCTCTTTGTATACCTCTTTGTACAAATGGTTGTTGTAAAAACAATGGCGCTCTAGGATTATTTCTTTTAGCCTCTTCTCTTAAACTTACAAATTCATTGTTTCCTACTTTTTTGTAAAAGTCTGATACGTTGTCATCTGAAACTCTGTTTCTAAGTTTGAAGTCAGCAACGCCTGCAGGAATAGATTGTCCATTTCTTTCTGCTGGTTTTATTCTTGCAAAGTAATCGTTGTATCTTTGTCTTGTAAATATGTTTGATGAACCACCAGCTGGAGGTGTTTGACTAAATTTGAAAAATGTAGTACCATCTCTTTTATCTGGCTGGTCGTTTATTTCTAAAAAACCAGATGTCATATTATTCATATGAGTTGTTTTTGCACCACCTTGCCCTGCAAATATAGGCACTCTATCAGAAGGTGTAAGACCAGCAAACAGCTCTAACAGCGCAGAAGGTTTTTCTGGTGTAGTTGCCATTGGATTAACAGGTGCTAATGTAGATTTTTCCGGTGTTGCAGCCATTGGATTTATAGGTGCCAATGTAGACTTATCAGGTGTCTGTGACATCGGATTGATAGGACTTTGAGTAGATTTATCTGGAGTCTGTCCAAGAGGACTTATAGGTGTCTGTGTGCTGTATTCGATTTGATTTTGCTGCGTATTTATCTCCTGTGTTGTAAAATCAGGACCTTTTTTACTAAACGCTTTATTTCTTGGGTCAAACGCCTGGCCTTCTAAACTAAACGCTTTGTCTCTACCTTCTATCTCTTTACCTTTCACAAGCTCTGCTAACTTGCTTGTTGAATATCCTGGTATAAAAATAAATGGTGCATTAGGTTTTTGCGTAGGAAAGTCTATTGCTCGATTAAATTGCTGCTGTATAGGTTTTGGTGCAAACTTACCTAATGGGTCAACAGACGTACCAACAGGCTGCCTGTTTTTTTCGCTTGCCTTGAAATATTCTTCTAGATTCTTAAAATTAAATGCCATTATTAACTCCCTATAGGTCCAGCTGCTAATTGAATAACTCTACCTACTTCCTTACCGTCCATAACGACCTTGCCTCCTGATTGTATTACAGATATCAGTTCATCAAGTTTTTGTATTATCTTTTCATTATTTGCTCCACCTCCACCACCACCAGCTGGTTCAGCTTCTGCCTCTCCCATTCCAAATAAACCTATAGAACCTAGCTTATCCAATACTGGCATAAGAGGTACAAGTAATAATAATGATGCTGCAAACATTGTTAATGCTCCAGCCATCAATGTAAATCCTACAGCTCCTGGTGCCAATGTCATTCCTGCAAGTCCTAATGCGGCAGTTCCAGCGGCAAATCCAACTAGGTCTAGGTCTGTTGGTATTTTCTGAAGTGCCATGCCAAACATCGGTAATGTATTTGATAAAACAAACATACCAATTGCACCCATAGCTATTGCAGGTAACATAAGACCTAATGACGCTACTGAACCACCTAACATAGCTATCGATGCAGAAAATCCAAGTATTGCTGCTGGGTCCACACCAGCCAAATTACTCATAGCAAGAGCTGCAGGTATTAGCGCAAAACCTAATAGTGTCAACGCTGCAGCACCAAGTGCAACAAATGGGAATAAAAATCCTAGACCTGCAGCCGCAGCTCCTAATATTACGAGTGAGCCTGAAAATGCAATCATCGCTAATGGGTCAACACCTTCTAATAATCCAAATGCAAATGCTGCAGGTACCATTGCGACACCCAACAATCCTAGTACTAACAAACCTTTCATTATACTTGCAAATCCTTTACCAAACGATTTAAGACCTTGAGCTAAAAACTTAAAGTTTGTTGCAAGCATTGCAAGTGGTACAAGTCCCATAAACATTAAAAACGGTATTGATGGTAAAGCCAATAATAGTGCAGGTCCTGCTAATGCCAATGCTGCAATACCTTTGAATGTACCTTTACCCATTGACCTAAGTCCAGCGGCTAGGTCCTGCATACTCTTTTTGACACCGCCTTTTTTACCTGCTGGTCCCATCTTACTTGCATCACCTGTTACTTTTGAGGCAGCATCAGATACATCAGGCACTTTCATATCCTTTCCATGACCAAAGAATTTACCAATTTTAGTTTTTCCTAATTTGTCTTTCATTGCGCCACCAAATTTACCTAATGCAGGTATAGCACTTGTAATTCCTTTACCCATCGACCCTAAAAAGTTAACAGTGGCTGCAGCAGTTGTTGCATTTTCTTTTAGGAATTTACCCATACGAGAAACATATTCTGCTGACTTTGCAAATCCTTCTGCTTGTTTTTCTCCTGTCTCTGTAAGACCAGCTTGTAGATTTAATTGTTTTTGTAATTCACCAACTGAAACACCCATCAATTCTGCAGCTTGCTTCTTTTGGAAATAATCCATTTGGTTGAAGCTATTTATACCACCAAGCTGGTTAAGCATTTCTTTATATGCGCCTTCAATGTCACCTTCGTAAACAAGTTGTTGAGCTCTATCAACATTTATTTGTCGGCCTAACATTACAGATAGTTCCATAGCGCTAGCTCGTGCATTATCTATATCCATTAACTTGTCACCAAGTGCAGACATCTGTTCTAATGATGTACCTAGCTTTGCAGCCTCTACTGCCATTTTACCTAATTGGTCTGCAGATATATTACCGAACTTGGATGTCAATTCCATATTGTTGGCAACATCGGTCATTACCTTTCCTATAGGTACATTTGCTCCTCTTGCAAGATTAGCAGTTGTTTCTAATGTAGCCTTTGATTGAGCTACTGTCATACCTTCAACCAATGACATATGACCTACAAGCTTACCGGCCTCTTGTTCACCTATTCCTATATTTTTTGCAATTTTAGATACTTCTACAATTGTATCACCTGAAAGGTTTTTAAGATTACCTGCACCTTCTACAAGACCTGCCATAGATGCCGCATTTTGTTCTGATGTAATACCAAATAATATACCTTGAACATTTGCACTTGCCATTTCATCTGCAAGACCTACTGCTTGTGTTCTAGACAAACCTATATTTTCACCTGCAGTAAACATTGTTTCTGTAAACTTACCTAATTCGTTTGTCAATGCAATTGCAAATAGTCCTGTTGCAACCTTAGGGTCTTGTATTACATCCTTAAAATCATCAAATTTATCTTTGAAACTACCAAAAAACTCATCAATCTCTTTTCGTCTTTCAGCTTGCTTTTTCAAAGAATCTAATATTTTAGCATTAGGGTCATTTTGTCTTTCTCTTTCAAGAGTTTGTTCTCTTAAAAATGTAGTGATTTCTTCTTCTATACCAACTCTTTGTTCTGCTAAAGCAGCAGCCTTTAAGTCTTCTAAATAATCCTTGTTGCCTAAAAGCGCTCTTTTAGTTTCTGCATCGTAAGCTGCTTGGGCTGCAGCCACTTTTGCATTGTCTATTGCTAGCTTAGCTTTATCTTTTTGTAAAGTTTTATCTTGTAATACATTGAGAGTTCTTTGGTTTGTAGCAAGACCTTCTGCAACAGCAGCTTTTTCAGAAAGAATTGTAGCTAAAGTCTGCTCTCTTTGTATCTGTCTGTTTGACGCATCTAAAATATCTTCTTTGGATTTTAATTGAGTCTGGTAAATTAAGGCTAAGGACGAATTTATCTGCTCTTGCTTTTTTTGTTCTTTAGCAATCTCAACTGCTTTACGCTGTTGAAATTCATAGAACTTCTTCATCTTCTCTCTGTCTTTTGGGTCCATTGCCATAAATTTACTCGCTTATGTTATAGCTCAAGTCTGTATTTTTTAGAAAGTTCATCTGCTTTTGCAATACCTGCTTGTGTCGCCTTAATTTTTTTCATAAGGTTATCAACAGCCTTTTTACCTTCAGGACTTTCGTCTGCAATTTTTTGCAAACTTCTTTCTAATCTCTTATCGTTTGATTTATCAAGTATACCTTTTATATGATTTAACACACCACTTACGATACCTTCGTTTGTAATGTCTTTGTTTTCTGCAACTTGTTTAGAAATTAACTTTCTAATATATTCACGAAGTTTCATATGCACTCTCCATTATGCGCTTATTTAGTTTAATATAAATATCAACGTTTAGGAGATTTCGGTGAGAAAGTTGGACGCTTTATAGTACGGCTTTTGCTACCTCGCTTAGCCTTGTCCATTTCTTCTCTTTCTTTTTTGTGCTGTTCATTTAACTGCCTTAAATAAAATAGTCGTAAATATACAGGCATGCTGTATACATCATCATGGCTAAACCCACCATTAGAGAAGTACAGAAGTTGAAATATCTGCTTGTGTAGAATGGGCCTGTATTCAGACCCTAGGCCAAAAAAAGTCGACGGTCATAGGTATTTGTACAGATGTCTCGTGGCCACATTCTTCGCATTCGAAATACACAGTCATATCTACATCAGGTGTTACCTTTTCAAGATGATTTCTAAATGCCAAAGAATCTCTAGATATAAATTCATTTTCAACAAATTTATTTATTGTGTTTCTATCTTCCTCACCATCTACTGCAACGATTACTTGCTTAAGCCTACTAGTTAAATCATAAGAAATTGTAGAAGAATGTGTTTTCTTTTTCATTCTTTTAATTTCTGCTTGTACTTTTTCTTCGTCTTTATGAGAAAGAATCTTAAATGTAATTGTTTTTTTGCTTAAAGGTAATACAAATTCAAACCTATTACCATTATCAACAATTTCAATATCTTTATTTTTTAGAGTTGCAAGGTCAACTGTTTCTTTTTGTTTATGACCACAAGCAGGACAAGGTATCTCAACAGGATATTCAGCACCATAACCTAATATTCTTGCTGCAACCATTACTGCATTTTTATCTCCTAATAATAGGTCGTCATAATTAACTCTTTTACCTTCACCATTACCTACAATTAAAGAACGCAATAACATATCAATAACCACACCTTTTTGTATAAGGTTTTGAGAAGTAAGAATATCTTCTTCTTTTGCAGTCATATATTTCATTTCAACTTTACCTGTACGTAATGGATGTCCTTCTGGATATAACAATCCTTTACTTGGTAAATCGATAATCTCTGTTGGAAATTTAGAATCAGATACTCTTTTTATTTCTGTTTCTTGAATTAACTGTTCTTTTAATTGTTCTGTTGATAATCCTTTTCCAGGATAGTCGTCCGTAACTTTTGCCATTGTATAACTCCTTATTGTTTTATATAACTAGTATATATAAATATATATAAACTAAAAAAAATACAAAAAAATAGCCTGAATTAACAGGCTACTTAATTTTATATAGAATATGATATTAGTATTGTAATATCCAATAATCACATCTAATTGTTAATGTAATAATGGCAGGAGCACCGTCATTTTCCCAAGAGATTTCACCAAAATCTGCATCTACAAGAAAACCGCCTTTACCTGTCCATTCCTCTACCTTATCACCTACAGGTCCAAGTACATTGATTGTTACGTCTTTTTTGTAAAAATCAGCATATCCATTTCTACCTGTTACAGATTCGTGATGTAGCCTTACCCATTCCATAACTGCCTGAGCACCTGATGGTACAATTGGGTCATATAATTCTACAGTTATAGCATCCCAAGCACTTCTACCTTTAATATATCTAGAGTTGTTGATATGCTTGATTTCTGTTTCATTGTTAACAATTTTCGGTCTTGCCGCTTTACGAATTAAGTATGAAGGTATACCATCAACGTAGAATACAAATCTATTTGTTACCTTTGGCTCGAATGCCGTGAACATTAATTCTGTTGGGTCTATTAAGTTTGCCATTTGTTTTATCTCCTATTTAATATAAATATCCTTAATCGTTAAATGTTGCACCTGTTGGCATGATATTAAAGTCAACAACTATAAATTCTGCAGCTTTAGCCGGTTGGATAAATATATCACCTTTCATTATGTTTCTATCAATAATATCTGGTGTATTATTTGTTTCGTCCATTACAACCTTGAAAGCATATAGACCTTGTCTTTGTTGAACTGATTCCATGTAAGGGTTTACTTGTGATAAGAATCTGTTTCTAGTTGTAGTCGTATTGTTTTCAAACAGTAAGAATTTAGATACTGATGCAATAAACTTCTTAAGGTTAATCAATAATCTTCTTACATTTACACGGTCAAGAGCAGAAGCTTTCTTTTGAAGAGTTTTCTGTCCCCATACACAAACACCTTCACCAGGGAATGTTGCAACTGGGTTAACGTTTCCTTCATATAGCACATCTCTATTTGCGTGTGTTAATTTTCTTGCAGCTTGTACTACTGTTTCCTGTCCACCTCTATTAAGACCAGCAGGAGCAAACCATTCTGCAGATACCTTATCGTTGAATGCGTATATACTTGGCATAATTACCGATTGTGGTACCCAAATGTATTTACCTGTAGAAGGGTCAGCAATTTGTACCCATGGCCAATACATTGCTGCATATGATGAGTCAAAGTTTTCTGCCTGTTGTACTACAGATGCAATGTTTGTAGTCGAATAATCTACTGGGTCAATGATTGTCATCACATCACCACGTTCTTCACATACAGTAACCATCTTATTAGTTAATGCTGCAGACAATTGATATGTAAGTCCTGGAGCAACTAATAAATTGATATCATATTCATCTTGATTAGATAATAGATTGAATGCACAGTTATATGCAATATATCCAGTATCTGTATCAGCTGCTACATCCAATCCCTGGAAATTACCAGGAGTAGAATTTTCATAATAATTAGCTACACCACTAGCTCCTAATGGAGAATCAACAATGAATCCTGTACCATCACTACCACCAAAGAATGAACCTGAACTATTGTTAATAGGTAATGAACCTGTCAGGTTTGTATCTCTTATGTTTCCATTTTCATCTAAATAATCTATTGTATTTGCAACTGTTGATTCGTCGATGTATACAAATTGTGAACGATTTTTATAGTTTCCTGAAGGTTGTATATATGGATTTGCAGTTGTTGAATCTCCAACAGTTGGTCTTTGAGTACCAATTACTGCACCAATATAATTTCTTTCATTAGGGTCAAGTGATAGGTTGTTCCAAGTTTCAAGAATTACCTTTCTCTTTTTAGAGTCATCACCTCTACGAATAAGTAGTGTAAATGTACCTTTCTTTTCACTAACGTTTGTTACTTCCCATCTTAGGTTATTTCTTGTACCAAATTTAATACCTTCACCACTAACTGATTGTGATACTAATACATCGTTCGATTCAACCTTAAGCTTAGTTAATGAAGCACCAGGAAAACTGTTCATCAATTTACCATCAGTGTGTGTTTTTATCTGGAATGAAACAGCTGGATTAGCATATGTAGAACCTGATTTTTGTACACCAGTTCTAGCAGCCAATGAGCTTGTTGATGCAATCATACCAGTTGTTGTTACTGTTCCTGATGAGATTCCCGCATGTGAAGAACCTGATATAATTGTTGCAGCAGCACCCGTTGAGGTAACTGAAGATGTAAATTCAAGTATTCTGGCACCTTCAGTAGCTGACTGAGAAGTAAATGTATCGCCTGTTATTGTTGTCATTCTTGAAGCTACAGTAGATATAGTTGAAGAATCTAATATACCAGCCAGGAACGAACCAGATATATAGTATATTCCTGTTGAGCTACCACCTGTTACAGCTGATGTATTATCTGCAGGTACAGGTTCATCAACTAACTTAAATAAATATGTCTCACCAAGTGATGATGTATATTGAATTAGCGAAGTACCATCCTCAATAGCTTTATTAAAGTTAATAGAGCCAGATGGTGCAGTACCAGCATGAGCCGTCTGTTCCAAGTGAGTATAAGAATTTGCATTGCCAGCATCGGTAGGCATAATTCTTACGATAGTAGCAGGGCCACCATGTTTCAAATATTCTTTTGCTGTAATTGATGTTAAGTATTGAAAGTAATTACTACCGGACTTAAAAGAATCTCCATATAGAGCTTGATACTCTGAATATGAAAATACCTGCGTAGGTATAAGTGCAGGTCCTTTAACTGTTGGTCCTACAATTGCAGCACCGATTTGAGCGACGCCTTGCTGTACAAACGATAAATCATTTTCTCTTGTAAATACACCAGGGCTAATTATTTTTTCAGCCATTTATTTATCTCCTATCTTATATAAGAATTAACCTTTTTGGTCATGTTATTTCTAATATAAATATAATGATTAAATCTCAAAATATATTATTTCTCAGGCATAAATACACCTGTTTCAAGATTCAATTGGCCTACACCATATTTATCTGAAAGCTCCTTGACAAAGGCTTTTTCTTCTTTTCTAATTTTATTATATTCGTCTTTTATTGCAGATTCTGTTTCTTCTAAAATTAGCTTATCCATAGCAAGTTGACCATAACTTACCGTAACAGTATTAAACCTATTTCTAAAATCTTCTACTTTTTTCATTTCGTCTTCTGTAAACTTTGTGCCTTCTTTAATTTCAGCCATTTTTATTCTCCTATAACTTTATTGCGAATCTTTGTTTTTCTTAAATAGTGATTCTTCTATTTTATTTGATTGTATATCCTCGAAAGTACTTACAACCTCGTTATTAACTATTATTTTAACTTTACCATAGTCCTTAGGATTATAGTTTGACATTGCCTTTTGTATATTATCAGGTATAACAAAACCATTCATTGTCAATGTAAATGTTGATTTAGATATTCTATCTTCTCCTTGATTTGCAACTGACTCTATATCAAAACTGTCAATTTTTGAAAGAAATTTGAATGTATCATCCTGACCCCAATATTGGTCTCCAGCATAATTTATATCTTCAATTATTTTATTTAGCTGCTCAAGATATTCTGTGAATATAATACATTCGTATGTTAGTTTTACATAATCAGGTATTACCACATTATGAAATTGTGTTTGAGGTTTTCTACCTGTTAATATATCGAATCTATCATATCTGTTTCTTTGTGTGTATCTTTTTTGAAAACCATAGTATAGTGGATTTTTTGTATCTACTTTATTTCCTAAATCTCTACGTTTTTCTACGCTTGTTCTTTTATATACTATTGCAGGAAACTGTACTTTACCTCTTTTGTCTCTATATATTCCTGTCTTTTGTATTGACTTCCATCTTTCTGGTGAGCCATAAACAACAGGTACGTTTATACGATTACCGTCTTCCATTACACCTGGCTGTATAACATTATCAAAATAATATTTTATTACAGAATCAACATCGTACAAATTAACAGATAAATCTTTTATATTATCATCTCGCCTAATCTGATTAGCTCTATCTATATTTTTATCTGGTCTATTAGGATTAGCCATATAAACCTCCTCGCTGTTCATCTATTTTTGTACCTGAAATATATTCATCATATCCAGCTCGCACTCTTTCAAGTGTTGCTATTTTACTTCTTCTCATTTCATGTGTTTCAACTATTACAGACCATGACGAACCGTGACTTCCAGCTCCGTGGTCTGTATCTGGGTTTTTACCGAATAAATATTGTCCGGACGATACAGTATCTATCTCATGATAATTACCGTCCCAATTTATTACATCACCAACTTCCAAGAAAAGATTTGCGTTTTGAGCATTTTGGTTAGGAAGTGTTTCGTTCCACGATAAATCACCAGGTGTATCTTCAACTGTAGGTTCTCTACCTATAAATAAAGATGCAAGGTCATCACGTAAAAACGAAAATTTAACCTGCCTTGTAAAATCAGCACCAAGTTCTTCTGATGTATATTCTTTACCTTCCTTATCTATAAGACCTGACACTCTAACTCCAGGTTTGAATACTTTACTAAGAGCCTCACCATAAAGATTTTCTTTGCTATCAAAAATAGAATATTTGTATATATCACACTGAGTGTCAATAATCTCATTTATTAACTCTCTGTTAAGATGTCTGAATAGACTTATATCTCGTGCTCCTCCAAATAGTGCCATGTTATCCTATGTATATATTAAGTGGTGCTTTGTTAAGCATGCCTTGTTGAAAATCTGTTATCTCTTGCTCACGCTCCATTAAGTTTCGTCTTGATGCAGCTTCTAAATCTTCTCTTAAACTTGCAATTAAAGCTTCTGCTTCTGCAATACCTTCGGACCTTAATGTGTCACCATCAAGCGTTGTTTCAGAACCAGGAATTGGTATAGACGAATATTTACTTCTTACAGAACCAAGTACTTGTTTTACCAATGCCAATGTGTATTTTCTTATCCATTGTTTACCTGGGTCATTTATATTGGTATATGTCATATTATCGTATCCCATATTTGAAAAATCAGATACTGCTGACGATGTTACCAATGTGTTTCTATCTGTTGTATGTATATACTGTACGTAAAACTTAAATCCAGCTGCAGGTCTTGGATGTACCTTTATTTTATTATTTATCAATTCAAATGTATAGTGAGATTTTCTAACTGTATCATTGAATTCTGTATGTTGTATCTTTAACATATCATCATAAATAGGTAGTGCAAGATATTGTATACCACCTAGTGTGCTTCCCCAACCAAATGCGTTCATAGCATAATCAGAACCAAACTGTGGGTCGTAATGTCTAGACTCTGCAGGTGTATTTTGATGGAAAACTCTTTTTATTTCTATGTCTTCAGTTTCTACTACATCTGCCGAGCTTGTTAATACTAGGTCAAGGTCATATTCTTGTACACTAGCAGTTGTAACAAAATGCCCTGTTCTCCAATCTACAGTACCACCACTTCCAACTTCTGTACCATATTGTTTTGATAAAGCTATAAGCCTTCCTAAGTTAGGGTCAATTAACTGATGCGTATAATTGTTTGATGTAGAGTTTCCTTTTGCGGCAAGTAGGTTTTCTCTTATATTAAATCTATTTACCTGTGCAGCATATTCTGTTACAGCCTCTTCAAAACAAGCATAAAATTGTAAATCCTGTAATTCTATATCTGTTATAGGATAACCTAGTCTCCTAGCGCACCAATCTGCAGTATTTGCTGATGCTGTTATATAAGTTTGGTCTGTGTCGTATAGGCCAAATGGTGTGCTTCCACTTACCGAACCTGTTGCTGCTGAGCCGTCATATATTGCAATATTTGCCATTTAAGATTCCCTATTTTACTTTTATATAAATATCAAGAAGCAGACTCTTTTACATACCCATAAGTAAATCAAATACCTCATCAATTGCTGGATGTCTATGATTATCTAACAATATTCTTTTGTATACGTACTCAGAATCTTTTAATTTTGATATATCATGTATTGCTGAATAGTTTTTGTCTTTCAAATCTATTTGCTGATTATCCCCACAAAATATCATTGTTGAACCTTTACCTAGTCTACCTAATGCCATTCTTAACTGTGACCTTGTTAAATTTTGAAATTCATCTATAATTACAACAGAGTTTTCAAATGTTCTACCTCTAAAATGTGCAAGTGAAACAAGTTCTATGTCTTCGTTAGTTTCCATTTTCTCTAATATAGTAGGTTTATTATACACCTTTCTCATATTCGAACGAATAGGTACCAACCAAGGTTCCATCTTTTCTTTTTCACTACCTGGCAAAAAACCATTGTCCTCTGTTGATACAGTAGGTCTTGTAATGATTATTTTATTTATCATTCTTTTGAAAAACATATCAAGAGCAACCTGACATGCTAACAATGTTTTACCGCTACCTGCCTTTCCTACAATAAAATTATATGGATGGTGTAGAACCGCTTGTTTTGCTGCTTTCTGCTCTTCTGATAGTGTTATTGAAAATCGAACATTTCCTTTTGGTGGTGTTTTTTCTATATTCTGCTTTTTTGCCATAATGAACCTCCATTGTATTTACTATAAATATGCAGACATAAAAAAAGTCCCTCCGAAGAGGGACCTTTAATAATATGATTCTAATTCTTGTTAGCTATTAGCTATCAAAAGAACCAGATACTGAACCAAAGTTTGCTACCCAAGCAGCATCGTTGACAGCAATCTTACCGTAGAAGTCGTTACGAACAACTTTCTTCGCGTATCTTGTCATCACACCTTTTCTTGGAGTAAAGTTTGTTGGGTCATATACTAGTGGAGTCATGATTAACGGAATGTATGGAGCAAATACAGCACCAGTTTCAAGGAATTGAGTTCCTCTAAATCCAGTTAATATAGTTTCACCTGTCCAGTATGGGTTTTTGTAAATTGTAAATCTGTTCGAAAGTGAACCGATTGCAGTTACACCCATAGCGAATTGTCCTGCAGTACCATCAGTGTTTGCAGAATATCCAGCGATAGACTCTAAGTATGTAGCGATTTGTGGTGAACAAACAACAAAGTTAGCACCGCCACGCATAGTTGACTGGTGAATTGTATTTGACATCACTTGTAAAGAAACACCTAGTTGAGCAAATGCATCACCATAAGCTTCTCCAGCTGTTGGTACAGCAGCAGTAAACGTTTGAGAGAATGTAGCTGCAGCGTTAAGCATTGCAAGGATTTCTAAATCGATTTCCATTGAGATGTATTCAGATAGCATAGACGTTAATTCTGCTTCAGCATCAATTGAATGATAAGCATTTAAGTCTTGTGCGAATTCTGGTGACCATTTAACTTTTAATTTTCTAGTCTTAGCAACTAAAGCCTCTTGAGTTAATTGAACATCGATTTCTGGAATTTCTAAATCGCCTGAAGTAGCAGTGATTTCTGGTTGAGTTGTATCTTCAAAATCACCTCTCTTAAGAGCATCAGTAGTATTCTTGTAGTAGTAAAGTTTTAACTTGTCATCCTGGTTAGGAGTAGCAGCAGTAGTACCTGTACCATAAGCACCTAACTTGTTAAAAGTAGCTACTTTAGTAGTAGGGTTAAAAGCTGAACAAGTATATACAGCACCAATATCAGAATCACCACCGTTACCTGCTGAGAATCCTTTAGCAGCAGAAGCTGAAATTACATAGAATGCAGATGCTAAATCAAAGTCTACATCAGCAGCTGTAACACCTGCTAAGTTGTCTAGGTCGATAGTCGTACCTGTTTCACCAGCTGGTAATACGTATCCTTGTTTTGCAAGTGAATATCCAGCAGATCTACCACCCATATCTGAGTCCCAGTTACCGTATAAACCGTTGTTAATATTAGGCTTGTCTTTACCAGAACCACCATATAAAGAATCAAGGTCTTCTTGACGTCCTTTGTATGCAGTTCCATATTTGAAGTCTAACCAGAAAACTAAACCTGAAGGCAAGTTCATTGGTTGTACGCTGACAAATTCCTTTGCAGAAATTTCAGCAAAGATTCTTCTAACTAATGGAAGAGCCACACCATTCCAGTTTTCTCTAGCCTCTCCAGTATTGATACTGTTAGACTCTGAAATAAGTTGCTTAGCTTGGTTTTCTAAAAGAATCGCAGTATTGTGCCTATTGTACTCTTCAGAGATTCCTTCTAAAAGACCAGTCTTTTCCCATTTAGTTACAAGACCTCTAGTTTCGTTTCTCTGTGCTCTAAATTTAGCTTGAGAATCTTGTAATAAATCGTTGATTTGTGTTGACATTTTTAAGTCTCCTTATTATTTTGTCGTTAAAAAATTATTTTAATCCTGCCAACCTTTGCATTCTTGACGCAAAAGTGTTTGATTCAACAATAACATCTTTCGATGGTTTTGTAGAACCGATAGTTTTTGATGCGAAGCTCTCGTTAACTCTCTTCTTAGGAACGTAATTAGTGATTGATTCAGCTAAAGTAGTATATACTAATTTAACCTCTCTTACAGAATTAGCTCTGTCGAAAGTTTCGATAACCTTCATCTTTTGTGATTCAGACAATGAATTGCTTCTGAATAATTTGTTAGAGTAAAGTAGTTTTGAGTTTAATAAATTAACTTCATTGATTTTACCTTTTAAGTATTTAATTACTTTGTAAGCTTCTTCCAATTCAGTTTCTTCTACTTCTTCCTCTTCAACTTCAGTTTCTTCCATTTCATCTTCTTCGCGTAATGCGTTAATTATCTCATCCAAATCCATTTCTTCCATATCATCTTCCTCGTCCAAAGGCTCTGCGTCGTTTTCACTACCATCAACTGCCTTCTCATTAGCACCAGGGTCTTCAGCTCCATCTTTAGAGTTTATATCACCTGATTCTTGAGAATCAACACCTAGGTCAGCGTCAACTTCTGCTTCTTCTTCTTCCAATTCTTTAATGATTTCTTCCAATTCAGTGTCAGTCTCGTCCATATCCATTTCGTCAGTAGTTTCTTCTACTTCTGTTTCATCGTAAGTTTCTTCTACTTCTGTTTCGTCAACTTCAGTTTCCTCTACTTCAGTCTCTTCTACTTCTGTTTCTTCTACGTCCGTTTCGTCCATAGCCATCTCATCAGTATCCAATTCTTCCATATCGTCTTCATCCATTTCCTCTGCGATTTTGTTAGACAACATTGATTGCAATTTTGGAGTAAATGCTTCTTCTAGAGCTAATTTCGCATTTGCAATTGCAGTTGAACGAACCGCCTTTGCGTCAGCAATAGCCTCTTTTAATAAGTCTTTTGACATTATTTTTCTCCTTTAATAAATTGTTCTGGAAATAAGGCTATTAGGAGCCTTAATAGTGATTTTTATATACTATATGCTGTATTATATAAGTGATAATACTTTTTGTGCATATCTAATTTTCTTATATAAATATATATGTAAATACCGAAAAACTAAAAAAGAGCTTAAAAAAGCTCTTCTTTATTAAAAATTTTTATTTTATCTGGCTCCGTTCTTTGTCATTGCCATCCAAACATATCCTTTATCTCTTTTAGCTTCCAGATAAGAATGATATTGTTGTTTTCTCACAGCATCAGATTTCTGCTTTCTTTTAACGGCACTAGGTTTTATATACTCCTTTTTGCCTTTGTATCTCATAATCTTTTCTGAATCTTTTAATTGGCGCTTGAGATATTTCATTGCTCTTTCCAATGAATACGCACTTGAATCAGGTACCTTTACTCCTTCAGGACAGCCTTCTAAATAAAAGTCGTGTCGCCCAAAGTGTTTTTTCTTAAATCTTTTGTGTTTCATATCGATTTTTTAGTTAAACTTAATTTATATCTAATATAATAAAAAAATCCGATATATAAAAACATATACCGGACTTTTTACAATTTTATTATTTTTTATGAGTCTGATGCAGCTTTCCAAGCTTTTGCAGAAGGTGCGCCTTTATCACCTGGTTTTCTCATTTTCTTACCAGATTTTCTTCTCTTATGGATATTAGCCCATAATCCAGGATTTTTCTTTTCATCTATAAGACCTTCTCTTACAATGTCTCTGAAATTTTTGGTATCAGTAACTATCTTTGATTTTTTCATTATCTCTTGATAATATCCTTTTACCTCTCCAGCTCTTGATGCAACATAATCTTTTCTCCAATCACCAAGTCTCTTGTCGCCTTTTGAAGCACCAATTTCTTTTTCGTATTCTGCAGCATCTCTTACATAATTTTCATAAGCTCTAACCATATTACCATAAGCGTTAGCTATTGTTTGGTATGAATCCCAACCGTTATTGTATTTGCCTTTCTTTAGCATTTGTGTATTATATTCAAATACTTTAGAAACAATAGCTGTTGCTTCATCTAACATCTGCTTTAATGCGTCAGGACCTTTTGACATAACTTTAGCCTGTAGTGCTTTTTTATATCTTTTCACATTTTGGTCGACAATTGTTTTATTTTTCATAAGTGCCGTTGCGCCTTGCTTTGCAGCTGCTCTTGCAGCTTGTTTATCTTTTGCTGAAGGTATATCAGATAAAGCAATACTAATCACTCTGTCAGCTACCTCGTTATATCTTTTATAGTTATCAAGTTTTCTACCTTGATTACCTATCATATTGCTTGAACCTTTTGAATCTCTCCATCTTGTACTCGGCCAGTACATAGATTTTTTACCTATAGTAATACCTATAATACCTGGATGTATAGCTCCTTCCCATCCTGATTGAAATGGATTTTCTTTTCTACTATCTACAATAAAAATATTCATGTGGTCATTGGAAGGATTTGCGCCGTCTTTTACCATAGAATCTTCTACATCTGACCAAGCCATTCCTTTAGACTTTGCAGTCACATCAAAGAATTTTCTGTCTCTTGAATCCATCAGCTTAAAAAGATTTGTAATTTTAGATGATGCAAATTTTTCTGAGATTAAAGATTTCATTATTTCTTCTCTAATCATTTTTCTTAATATATTTTCTTTCATAATTTGCCCTTTACTTTCTTTTATGCCAAGTGGTTTTGCCACATAGTCTTCTTGTTTTATACCACCCATTATAGTACCTGCAAGAATCCAAAGACCTCTTCCTTCATCGCCAGGAGGGAATTCTTCGTTCCACTTACTCATAACCTCTTCCTCGCCATATTTCTTAAAATATTTCTTAAAGTCTTTTAAGTTTCTTGGGTCTATCTTTCCAGCCTTGTGTAAAGGCATAACAATCTTTTTATATACTAATTCTGTAGCTTTTTTATCAAAATATCTACCTGATGGTACCGGTATATCTGCAGCTTTTTGCAATATAGACCTATATTTCTTTAAGTCACCTGACTTAAGTAGCATAAGTACTATTCTATAGCTTATCCAACCTTCGGCTGGCATTCTAAACGCTTCGCTAATTTTATTCTTTTTTGAATTCATATTTATACACCAATCTTTGAATATGTTAACATATCGCTAATAGCCTTAAGTGCTTTTTTCTTTGCAGCTTCAAACTCCTTTCCGTATCTTCCTGAACCTCCACCTTTTTTGGCATTTGATACCATCTTCATTATATCACCAATTTGTTTTGTTTCTTTAGAAGATTTCATTTTAGGTGCAGCTTCTGTCTTAAGATTTAATCCTATACCTGGAGCTGATATAACATTTGATAAACCTTCGAATGCTTCATTAACAAGTTTCTTAAATTTATCTGGTCTTTTACCTTCATATCTTAAATCAAACATTAAATCTTGAATTTTTTTAGATGTAGCGTTACCACCAGCTTTTTCAATTGCACGTCTAGCTTTCAATGCGTTTTTAGCCAAAATTACGTAGTAGCCTTTTTTGTTTCTAACATATTTATCAGCTTGAATTTTAGAGCCAGCTGGTCTAGCATTACCTCTTGGGTCAATCACTACATAAGATTCGTTAACTGTAGATTCATTAACACCTTTGTGTTTTTTATCTATAAGGTTAAAGAATTCCTTTTTCTTTTCGTCGTCTAAATCTGCAGGTGAGTCAACTCCAAATTTATCCAACATAGCCTTAAATAATTTTTGATATTTCTCTTGTCTTTCTGATTCTTCTATATTATCTTCTTCTGACATTACTTCTTTTATTTCATAGTATTTGCCAAGCTTGCCACCTATATCTTCAAATACAGACTCTAATCTTTGCTGTAATGTAGAAATTTCCTTGAATGTATTTTCAAATACCTTTACAGATTCACCTATAGCTTTTGTATCTCTTTTTACAGATACAGCATCAAACCAATCAGCAGTTTCTTCTATTGCCATGCGGCTAGCGTTTTCTGCTAATTTTTTAATATTTTCTACAAGCTCGCTAATCTCTTGTGTTTTATATACATTCTTTCCTAGTTCGTTAAATCTAGAAACTGCCTCTAATGTTTGTGCTTTTTCCTCTTCGGTCATTCTCTTGTTTTCTGATTGCATTGACTCGTTTAAGGAAGACTTCCACTTTCTGATATCAAATTGACTCATTTTATTTGCTCCTTGTTGGTAATGAACATTTGCATGCTAAATCGCATAGCATTTCATTTATTATATTATTTACCTTATCGTATTTATTTATATAAATATCATTAACAGATTCGTTTATTGGTCTCATGAACGCTCCATGTGTAGATGGATTTGAAACAAAATCCCAACAAACTAATTCAAAATCAGATTGCACTTCCATTGTACCATCTTCTGATAATTGCTTAACAGAACCTAGGCCTCTTGATGATATACCAAGTTTAACGCCTGCTTTTAATAATTCTTTAAGTATGTTTCCAGCCGGTGTGCCAAGTACCTCTACAGTACCCATCACATCATCACCTTTCCACCATACCTTTTTTATATTATGAGATACGTTTTGAAGATTAACAACAGACGATTCCGGATGGTCTAGTTCGCCAAGTGCTCGATTTTCTGCTATCTGCACTTCTGAATATTGTTTTACTTCTCTCATTAAAATTTCTTTTGGATATACTCGGCCATTTTGATTTTTCGCTCCAGCTCTTTGTAAGACTCCTGTTACAATTACTCGGCCGCCGTTTTGCTGTTCTGACTCAACTATCATTTGTGGAGAAACATCAAATGTTGTATAGTCTATTAGTACTTGTTTCGACATTAGAAGCTCCTTAATTTTTCAGATAATCTTTCCATTTTTGCTGAAATTTTATCTAGATTTTCTCTTGTTGATTTCCAATATTTTGTTTCGTCTATACCAGTTTCTGATTTAAGCTTTATATTCTGGTTAATTATTCTTTCAATCTTAAACAGTCTACTGTTAACTTCTTTTATAGCTCGATTTACTTTTTGCTTAGAGGTTGCCGACTCATCTTTTTTATAGTCATTGTAATTAACCTCGTTCATTAACGTAAGTTTCGCCATCTTCATAAAAGTAGATTCTTCAACAACCTTATATCCCATAAGGCCTTTTTCTAAATCTTTCTTTTTCTTTTTACCAAAAGCGTATTTTGTATTATATTCACCACCTGCATCAACTGTAGTGTTTGCCTCGTCCAACTCTTCCTCTTCTATTTTCTTAAAGTCAGCCTCAAACATCTTATCTAATTTTTTATTTAATGACATTGTTAATCTCCTTAACCAAATCATATGCTCTTAATACAGATATCATATGTTTGTCTTTTACCTTAGGTTCTTTTTTAATCAACTGTAATTGGTCTGCAACCTCTTTTAGTTTTATAGACACAATATCATCGTCAACTTTTTTAGAAAGAAGCTTAATGCCTTTTGAGGTTTTTGTGATTTCTGTATGTATATACTGCTTAAGTTTTTCAGTATTAGATATATTGTTGATATATTCTCTTAACAGCGTTTTTTGGCCTGTTGTTAAGTCTCCATACTTTTCATTAAATTTTTCTATCATTATTTTATATGAAAGTGTACGAACGTCTTTATCTTGTTTAGAATACATGTTATATGTCTCATCTATTCTATTTATCTTTTTTCTCTTATCCATTATAGTTTCAATTAAATTATATCTAAATCTAACTGATTGTGATGGATTTGCCTTGTTTTCAAATAAACAATATATAGAAGCGTTTTCAGAATAACTCTCAACCTTTGTCTTGAAAAAGTTTTCAAAATTATACTTCTTTTTTATTTCTTTAATAAGGTTGTATTTCTGCTTTCTCAATTCTGTTGCAGAAAGTTTCTTTCTTTCTTTTAACACAGCTGTAATAAATGAGTCTGCTTTCTTCTCTGTATTAAACTTTTCTTTAAGAATTGTTTGATATAACATTAGTTCTTTTTTAAGAGTTGTATTTTTCTTGAAAAACTCTTTAATAATACCTATCGCTGGGGATTTACTAACACCGTTAATAGTATCTGTAGTTATTTGTCTAACCAGAAGCTCAAATAATATTCCGGTATTTTTGTATTTAGAGTGTTTTGCTTTCATTTATTTTCTTTCCCGCATATATCTTTATATATTATATAAATATATCTAAACTCAGTTATATATCATCTTCCATGATATTGCTTTCGCTTAATAGATTAGATTTTTTATTAGGCTTGTTTTTACCAAAAAGACTTGCAATTCTTTTTGACTCAAATCTTCGCTGAGACTTGTTATTTTTTAATTTTGTATCTCTAAACCTTTCCTCTTTACCTATTGAGTCTCTACCTCTCGATGATTCCTGGCTACCATACTTCGTTGCCTCTTCAGGTCTTCCTTGTCCTGGTTCGTTTGTAGGCTCTTCACTTTCAGGTTCTTCAAAACCTCCACCAAATAGTCCTGTAGATTGACCATCAGTATTTTCAGGGTCAAGAGTAGCAAGCGTGTGAGGTGTACCTAGAGCCTCGCCAGATGTTTGTGGGTCATTACCTTCCATCTCTATCTGTGATTTTCTAAACTTCTGTTTAATATCATTTATGACACCTTGTCTTTCTTTTTCAACTTCTTCGTCAGACATATCAAATACATTTTTATATATCCAATCTTCTGATATCATAGCACCGTCCTTTATTGTTGAAGCTAAATCTAATTTACTAGACCACAATTCAATTTTCTCTTGCTCTGCTATTGAAGACGGATTTGTAAGAGACAATTCAAACTCAACCATGTCCTCTTCATCAAATCCTTGAGAGTATAAATGTACCATAGCAATTTTTGTAAGCTCTGAAATAAATATTCTTTGTATTCTTTCAATTGTTCTTGCAAATCTTACATCTTGTGCTGCAAGTGTAGCTTTACCTTCTACGCCTTCTTCATATCCTACAAAAGCTTTAGGAATTTTAAGTGCAGCAAACATTCTAGCCTTTAGATAATCTACATCATCAATACCTCCAAACTCCATACCACTTAATGTATCTATTTCAGTACCGCTTTGTCCACCACGTACAGGAAGGTAAACATCTTCCAGCATATTTGACATATTAAATTTAAGATTATATTGGCCTGTTTTTTCGTCAATATAAGGTGTCTTTTTCATTTGGTTAATAACACGCTGCATATATGTATCTACTTCTGCAGGTGGTATATTACCTATATCTATTTTATATATCCTCTTTTCAGGTGCTCTCATAATTCTGTGAATTAACATCGCATCTTCCATAAGAGTTAATTGCTTCCAAACCTTTCTTGCAGGTTCTATCATTGCCTTTCCATAAGGAAGGAAATTCATATCATTTAACATTCTAAAATGAGCAATCTCATAATTCTGATATTGTGTTTGCATACCTTGAGTATGTGTGTTTCCTGTTTGGCCTCCCATACTAGGGTCGTGTGTAAATGTTACCATATCAGGATTGTTAGGATTCGTACCTTCCTCTCTAAACATTTCATATGAAGACATAGGTATTGCATTTGTTATACCTACCTTCTCTGTAATATCTAACTTAAGATAAAAATCTCCATATTTGCACATATTTCTAACCCAAGGCCAAGCATTGAATTCTATATTAAGTACATCATAAAACAAATTGTGTAACACCTTTTGCACTTTTTCATTTTCAGTTTTTATTTCAAGTACATTACCAAATTCGTTTTTAAGAGTAGATTCGTCTGAATATATGTCCAGTGCAGAAGAGATTATTGAATCCTCGTCCATAACCTCATAATCAGAATATAGTTGTAGTCTTAGCGTGTGAAAATTAACCTGTTGGTTATATCCATAAGAATTAGTTTGATAAATTCTATTATATCTATCAACCAATCTATTTGTAGCAAGTTTTGTATTTGATTGTATTCTACTTAAATCAGCAACCTTTAGTCCGCTATCTGTTCTCCTAACAATTGTACCTGTTGAAAATAATGTTTTTAATCTTCCAAAAAATGTTTTATCTGCCATCTGTTTTTACTCCATTACAATAGCCAGGTTAGGTCTTCGTCGTCGCCTTTTATCTTTTGCTTCCAAGGGTCCTGTCCGGAAAATCCGTTAGATGTGTAGGCACCTTTGGTGTTAACTATGTTATTTATTGCATTTTTATTCATGTTCAATCCTTCAGTATGTAAACGAATTGCGTTATCACGTACAAATAATGCAATAGAGAACGCCATTGTTAAATCATCGTTATAGCCTCTTTGAGCTTCAGCTCTGTGGCCATTCCATACAAAAACAAATAGTTCATCTATTAGTCTTTTTGATTTGACAATACACGCTTTTTCCCTAAAATAAATATCTAGCTTCGATATCAAAAGAGGTCTAGTTCGCGTTGAAGTAGTAAAACCTGGGGTCATGTTTTCTCTGTTTTTTAAGTCATAACCTTTTGATAATTGTGTGGCTGCATCATGAACTCCTTCATGTTTGTATGTATAATAAAGATTTCTATAACCTCTATCTATAGCAGGTTGAAGAGCAGCCCAACCTATATTTGCGTTTTCAACAACTAATAAAGCTTCGTTATATTCTGTAGCTATATTGACCAATAGGTTTCCAAATTCTTTTGTTCCTATTTGGTTTTTATATTCTGCAACCTGTTCCATAGTTTCTATTTCTATTACATGAAACGTAGAGTAGTCACTGCCATCTCCTCTAGCAACGTCAGCAACTACCATATACCCTTTTGTATAATCTGCATATTTCCAAATCCAGAGCTCTTGTTCTTGGCCTCTTTTTTCCACAGGTTCACATATCATGTTTTCTTGATACCATGTTAAAAGCTCACCAGAAACAACGGAGTTACCAGAAGATATAAAATCACAATCACATTCTTGCGCTGCCATCTTAGGTCCAAGTAATTCGTCTTGTGTGTCTCTCCACTTTTGGTCTCTTTCTGGATGTAATGTCCAATGAAGTTTTATAGGATTAAATTGTCCTTCTTTTCTTTCAGCCTCAGTCCAGATTCTATGAAATAAATTACCTGTACCATTAGGTGTTGATAGTAAAATAGCAGAACCACCTGTTGCAAGCGTTTGCTGTGCCGATGTCCATATCTCATCAACCTTATCTATAAATGCGGCCTCATCTATAACAAGTAGTGATAGCGCTTCGGAACGTGCAGCATCAGGTGCAGATGAAACTGCCTTTATTTGTGAGCCGTTTTTGAATCTTAGAGAAAGCCTGTTGTCTTCTTCTGAACCTACCTTTAACCAGGAAGGTAAAAACTCGTGCATTACTCTAACTTTTGTAATAAGATTTTTTGCAGTATCTTGTTTGATTGCAATTACCAATACATTAAAGTCCTCTCTAAATATCATATTCCATACTGCATAACCTGCAGTCAGTGTAGATATACCCATCTGTCTAGATTTTAATATTATATTAAATCTATTATCTTTCAAATCTACAAGAGAGTCTTCTTGAAAAGGAAACAGGTCAAATTTTATCTTACCTTTTTGAGGATGCTGTATAAAACAATATTTGCGCATAAAGTATACAGGGTCTTGTGAACACCTTATATACTCTTTTACTAAAGCTTCTTTAATTGTATTTTTTGCCATATTATAACCTATATATAAATATATATGTATATAAAAGTTATACTATTTTTTTTGGCGTTTTTCAAAAGAACGACCACCAAAATAAGCACCGATAACTGTTATCAATACCAATTGTAAAAGGTCGGTCCATTTTTCTTCTACAACAAAGTTGATAGAACCTGCATCGATAAAAATCATTAGTACTGTACATACAACCAAAAATGCTAGTACCAATGGTCTTATATTTTTTGACAGCCAAGAATCAGAATTCATATCTGCTTTCCAACGGTCAGTTATATTTTGCTCCATCTTGGTTTCGTAGTCAGCAATAAGCTCTTTGATTTTTTGTTCTGCAGCTAATTTTTCTTCTTTAGATGTATGCAAACCATCTATAACACCACCTACACTTTTTACAAGGTCAGCAGCGCCGCCTCCAAATAATTTATCTAACATTATTTCTCTCCATTTAATAACTTTTCTGTTAATTGTTTTTCAGAATTTATCCATTCCTGAAAACGTAATTTCAAATCTTCTTTTGTTTCCTTTGTTAACTTAGACCAATCTTCTACTTCCCCTGATTCTGCAACGTAATGATTTGAGTCTATTGTATTGAACCATGCATTAAATCTTTTTTCTTGTGACAATGTCCATGAATTAAAATTGTCTCTTATAGTTTTTTCCATCCAGTCTTTATATAAATTTTTAGCTCTTAAATTATGCTCAAATAAATTTTGGCAATTTAGGCAGTGTCCATATAATCTATACATTTTTTTATGAGCAGAATTATTTAATCGACCTCCACAAGAAGGACACGACAAAGGTATTTTAAGACTCTTTCTTGCTTCACCAAGCTTTGTCTTATTTTGCTTTATACCGTTTTTTATCGTCCATGTCTTTCCGTCCTCTTCCCAAACTTCACCTTCATTTCTTTTTTTGTTGTATTTTACATAACCTGAACTTGATTTTGTTTTTGCACCATATTCGCCTGATACAAGGTTTCTCATTCTTTGTATTTTGTCTTTGCTTAATTGTTTCATAATAACCTAGAAATATATCATACCGGTAATTTGATTTATTGGAGCAAAGGCACCAGTTAATTTGTATGTTTTTCCTTTATATACAAATACCAAACCTTCACTTGGCACAATAGCATTCATACCACCGATAGAATTTAATTTATTTAATTGTTGTGTTAACCTATTTATCTTTTTAATGTCGCCGCCTTTTTTAACAACTGATATAGACTGCTGAACTTGTTTTCTTATATTTTGTACTGCTTTATCTGGATTTGCTGCCAAGAATCCATCTACATTTTTTAATACCTCTGCACCTAATTCGAAAAACAGCAATTCAAATGGTAGCATATTTTTCTTTACTTGGTCAGCATGATTCATTTTATCAAACTCCTTTGCCTTTTCTAAAACCTTAGCATCGCTTATATTTTTAGCGTTAAGTCTAAATGATTTATCAAAAAAGGCCCAGCGTTTAACCAATCCCATTTTTATTGTATTATCTATTCCTTTGAATTTTTTATCTACAAAATCTGACCACCACGCTTGATGATATTCGCCAAATGTATTTGAGTCAGACATATTAAATTTTTTCATTAGACCGTTTAGCTTTCCTAGAAAATAAGGTTTTCTTTCAGAGTAGTCCTGATGTTTTTTAACCTTAAGAAATTGCGGACCTATTATAGAAAAATTCTTTTGTACATTTTGATTTATCTGTGTTATCATACCTGCCAGCATTCTAGCGCCGCCAGAAACAGCGCCTATTGCTTTGCCGTCTTTATACTGCAATACATTATGAAATTGTAGATGAGGTGCATCATAGTTGATTACGTTTGATGATGCAGGGTACATTATTTCCATATTTACCCAATTGTTTCCATCATCAAATATTTTCTTTTTTTGCTTATCACTTAATCCACTAATAGCCTTTGACAAATCATTCATAGCATAGTTGAATGCCTTTTCTATATTACCTCTGCCAGCAAACTTTTTTGCAATTGCCTTAGAATCTACACCGCCTCGTTTTATATCACCAGTATTTCTAGCAGCAACTAATTTGTTTGTCCAAGATATAAATAAATTTTGCCCATCTGTTTTTTCTGTAGCTTTTTCATCTATATCTAACTTGCCTTGCAGTGCCACATCGATTATCTGTCTAAAATCTCCAAATGTTAAACCTTTATCGTCGAATGGGTGAGACATATGTCCGTATGCTCCACCTTCTAACAAAAGTCCTTCTGCAAGACTTCCAGGTTTAGGTACTGTTATAGGCTCTTTTTTATTTGAATCTCTAGATATTTCAGCACCTAAAAAGTTTACAAATTCATATCCTACTCTTGTTGCTATATATTTAGACCATTTAGCCCAACGGTCATAAGCAATCCTACCTTTCTTGTCTGCTAAAACATTTGTTCCTGCGATTGTACCTGGTACACCAACTGGCCAGTAAGATACAGCACCTGTAGGTCCACCTGAAAAATCTTTTTTGAATTCTGTATCATGTACAAAAAACTCTTCGTCACCTGAGATATAATTAAGTACCTCCATACCTAGACTTTCAGCTGATCGCTTACCAAAAGCTTTCCATGATGCCTGATTTCCCCAATAACCTCTAGGTCCATCATCGACAGGATTTATTGCAGATGTTTCACCACCAATTTTATTTTCTGATAAAAATTTACCTATATCAAAATAACTGCAAAAACCTTCCATTACCTCATTAAGCTTTTCAAGTTTATTTACAATTAAATTATAGTTTTTTGTATGACCAAATATACCTTTGAATATTTTTACTTTTTCTTTCTTTTCTAAAGATTTATCACCTAATGCGTTTCTTATTGCAGTACCGCTCATCTCTCCATATCCAGGTACTTTCAACGATACATGTGGAGCTATAATTGTATACGCACCTTCTCTATATCCTACCTCAGCTTTTCCTTTCCACGGTCTAAAGAATTTACCACCTAGTCTTTGTGCATCTTTTTTACCGACCATAAATACAGCTGCTGTAGTTTCTGGGTCATATTTTCCTAATATTTCTTCTGCCTTATATGGATTTTTAACTTGTACAACATTTGTTATGCCGTGTGAGTTTATTATTTTCTTTTTCTCATTAAAACTGAAAGGAGATTTTGGTAAAGCAACCTTTCCGCTTGTAGCTACATACGCTACGTCAAATCCTCTACCAGCCAACCATTGATAAGTTTTTGCGTGGTGAGCACCCATAGGTTGAAAGCGTCCAGGATAAATAGCAACAATAACTTTTATCTTAGAATCTTGTTCCATTATTTTGTTAGCAAGCCATTTACCTAGATTCATTTTTTCCTAAGCTCCAATTCTTTTTTAATCCATTTTTTGGCTATATGATTTTGTACTGGTCTATTTACAAACTCTCTTGCACCGCTTTTAATTATTTTAGGAAAATCTTTGTATTCACTATTATCAACAACAAGCATGTTACTACTTCCAAATAGTCCTTGAAATTTACCTAAATTATTTTGTACTGCCTTCCAAGATTTTTTTACTAATTCTGTAGGTAGTTTTCTATCTCTCTTAAAATTTCTTTCAAGTGCAACATCAAGGTCAGTATTTACAAAAATCATAAAACAATCATATCCTACATCCTGTAGTCGCTTTTTCTGTTTTGCAATTTTTCCATAATCTTTTCCAGTGCCATCTATCAGCATACCAAGTCTTCCATTGATATAATTTTTTAATGCAGCATCTCTAACCTTTTTACTCTTATCTCTTAAGACCATTACCTTTTCAAACTCTTCAGGACTTAGTTTGGATATATCCTGAGATATTCCTGACATTTGTAAATATGTTTCAAAGTACTTATCACTATTAACAGATTTTAATCCGTCTGCAGAAACAAAAGGCATTTTCTCTGGCATGCCGAATAATGTAGATGCAGCATATGACTTACCACTTCCAGGTCCACCTGCAGTAAATATTGCCTTAAATATACCTGGGTCGTATACACCTTCGTTTAATATGTCGAATAACTTAATCATAGTTTATTCCCCTGACAGTGCACTCTTTATTGTATTTACCTCTGCAGTCAATTCATCTAACTTAGAAATTATTTTTTTAATTATCTGTATCTCATCATCTATCTCTCCTGACATAAAAGAGCGTTCTACATCTACAGTTCCTGACAATTCTGAAATAGCAGATTTTAATTCTGATATCTCTTGTGTTATTGTTTTTATATCTGCCATAATTATATTCCTATTTTAGTTCTAAGTACAATTGTAAAGTTCATTCTAAAATTGTCACCTACGTTATCAGCTTCTCCTGTAAATACACCTGGCCATATTTTTGCACCTGCAGGTAATGTAGTTGAACGAGATAAATCTTCAATATGATTTGTTCTCTGATTGAATCCTTCGCCATTGGTCGAAGCTGTTGCAACTGCCTGAAGTGTTAACCTTTGTGGTGTGCTTACACCATAGTTTGGTGCACCAGGTACGAATGATGCTGCAGAGCCTGTTGTTACAAACAAACCTGCATATATTGGACCGTTTGCGGCACCATTAAATTTATGTACAGTTCCTGTAAATCCTACAAGCTCACATTCCATAGGTACATGAATCATTGGATGCATGTCTGGATTTGAACAAGATATTTGTGATACCCCAACTGTAAAGTCTGATGATTTTTCGTAATTATAGTCGCCTGCACCGTAGGTTGCTGACCATATATGATTAGATATACCTGAATTACCTGGTCCCATCCACGAGCCAGATACTCCTGCGTCCTGTCCATAGAACGGTATGTATTGATAGCTATACATATTTGAATCAACCATATTCATAGCAGTGGCTGTACCTGTTGATGTTTGTACTGCTTTTGTAGGTGATATATGTACACCACTTGATGTCGCTGCTCCACTTGAACTTACGTGGCCGCTTATCAATTCTAATTTATTTTGACTTGGATTATATCTTAAACCTCCATCATATCTTATCTGTTGAAAGCTATTGTCTCCATTATCTAAAAATGCAACAAATTGCTGCTCGTCTTCTGCGTTACTTCCAGCCTTTATGTTTGTTGTATTTGTCGCTGTTGTCGCAGTTGTTGCTGTATTTGCTGAATCAGCTGCAAAGGTACCTACAAGCTCTTCTAATCCAGTACCGCCAACTGTAATAGCATCAGCTTCTAATGTACCGTCAATATCTACATTGCCTTCTATATCTAATGCGCCTGCTAGCACTGTTCCACTTGTTGTTATATGAGATGATGCTGTTATTGCACCATATTTATCTATTTCTAAAGCTGCTGCGTCACCTGGTTCACCAGGACTTATTCTAAACCTTCCTGTATCTCTATTAGGACCTATACCCCATTCTTGAGAACCGTTTGCGCCAACTATGAGATTACTTGACGTCATATGAATTCCTAGTGTTCGGCTTGCAGCTGTGTGCCCACAATGTATTTGAAGCCTTGAAGGACCTACTGTGTTTGAAAGTGCCATTTGATATACGGATGAGTGAGTAATATTTGATGTGTGTTTTATCTGCAACCTACTGATGATAGCATTTTCATCTGCGAGTCTAATTGACCCTGCAGTTATAGTTCCACTTGCTGTTATTGCTCCTGTGCCTGTATGATTACCTAAATGATTTCTTATTTTATTCGATGCGGTTATTTCACCAAAGCACCAATTAGAGTGCGTGGCATTACTAGAACCTGAACCGTACCATAAAGAACCTGATGAAACATTTATAGCCAACTCACCTTGCAAAAGTGTTGCCGGTGCCGATGAACCTGTTCCATTTTTTATTTGTATTGTTTGTGCCATTCGTTTATTTTCCCATTATTATATAAATATCAAAAAGTTCCACCTTTTATAGCTAATCCTACCAATTCTCCACTACCGCTTATATCTCCGTTTGATTTGAATTTCTGTTTTATATTTGAAGTATTATACATAAAATTAATGTCTGAATCAACTTCGGATGGATTTGCAAATCCCATACCACATCGGCCTGTAATATTTCCAAAGCCAGGACCTTCTTCTGTTGCTGTTTTTACTGCGACAAATGTAGGAGCAGAATCTATACTTACAGGTTGCATTTGAGCAACATATCCCCATTCAGCAGCACTAATATCTGCACTTCCTATCTTTGCTATTTCTGTCCATTCGTCATAACTAATTTGTGCAGAACCTATAGCTTGAAGTGATGTAAGTTCATTAGCAGTTAAAACAAAGCTACCTGTGCCATCAAAAATCGATGCGCCATCTGTATGCAAGACTCGCTGAAACGTATCCTGTATATTTGAACCTGACAAATTGGGTAGTGCCATCTATAACCCCTATTTACGTTTTTCTAAAACTTTAATAACCTTTTCAATAACTGGTGCTCTTTGTTTTTCAGTTATTGGATTTTCTTGTATGTATTCTGCAACTATATTATTAAGCTTGTTCTTTTTTATAGTTAGATTTTCTATGTTTATATCTTCTTTTATTAACATTTTAAGCAAATTCAAAATATGCTCTTTTTCCGTTAATGTAGGTTGGGATAATATATGTACTGTATTTTTGGATTCTTGTAATTTTGGTTTTGATTGCGATTTTACCTCGACAGTCACCTTTTTAGATTGCTCTACTTTGAATTTAGATTCCCAAGGTGTAAAATAAGTATCTTCTGCAATTACCTCTAACTTAATTGTACCTTCTGTATTTTCATCTATAAGACCTCTAAGTCTTTTTACAGGCACCTTGACAACACCAGACTTAGATATTGTACCTTTGAACATTACATCAAAGCCGTCAGCTTCTACAACTAACCTAGCTTTTGATTTATTTAGCGATGCGCCTTCAAGTTTTATTTTTGCCTCAAAGTTCTCTATTTTATCCGTGTATAATTTGTACATTTTTCTTTATCTCCTCTGCCATTAGTTTTATATCATCTATGTGCAGTGCAATATTTTCTATTTCTTTTTTTTCGTCGTAAACTTCTATTCCTTTATACCACATAAGAAGTCGTATTACTTGCTTACGCTTCTTTTTGTCCTTGTCTCTTTTTCTCCAGTTTTTACCACCAGCCTCGACCTCAGCAATTACCTCTTGTACAAGATTCCACAGATAAGGATTGTCATTCCATTCTATATCTGCCATATCCCATGTAATTTCATTAATCGCCATATATAAATATCAACCTATTTGTTAAAAGGTTCCTCCATCTATTGCAATGGTACTACCTGTAAATGTAGGTATACCTGTGTTATATAATTTACCTGCAGAAAATATATTACCATTGGATAATATTTCAAAATCATTGTTTGCTATAAACGCTGTTCCTTGATGTATTGCAAATGCGTTTTGGTTTTCATCTACACCCATAATCCATCTTTTACCTGATGAGTTGTTGTTAAACATTATCTTTCTATCGTCATCTGCATTATATTCACCTACATTAACAGTTCCATGTACAGTAAGAGTTGAATCATAACCTACAATTGAACTTGAAAGAGTTAAACCGCCTTGATGCACTTGCATAACCTCAGATATAGGTTCACCTGCCGTAGAACTACCTATTCCAAAATTCATAGAGCCTTTAATTGCATCACCGCCTTCAGCAACAGCATTTACCTTTCCTTGAATTCTCATTGCTGTTGCGTCTTCACGGTCACCTATTGAAAGGTCTTCCCACGTTACTGTACCTAATACATCTCCTGCAGAAGCAGTTGTTGGCGTATCAAATGTACCAGGCGTATATGTCAATACAATTTCAGAGCCAGATGTTTCTTGTACAATATCTGAACCTTCAGGCCTGTTATTAAACTTTTTGGTTTTAATTTTACCATCAACAAACTCAAATTCGTTTTTACCATCATCGCTTCTAAACTTAATGGTATCAGCCTTAAAGTCTATATCGTCTTTAGGGTCAGCTGTCTTAAATCCTATTCGGCCTGAACGTGAAACAAACATAAATGTTTTTTCTGTCTGTCCGTAGTTTCCTGTTTCAGTTGGTTTATGTATTATCCATTCGCCAGTTGATGTAAACCCCATTTCCAATGAGCTTGTATGTGTTGAAACTGCAGCTGATTGACTACCGTCTGCTTCAGTTCGAGTAAATCTAGAGTTTGTAAATGCTGCAGCAAAATTAGATGTAGATTCAGATATAGGTACAGGTATTCTAAACGAACCTGTTGTTGTTGAATTTCCAAAAAACTCTATTGAGTTTTGAACCGACATTGAAAGAAAAGATGATGTAATAAATGTTACAGATTCTGTTGCCAAACCAACTGACATCGAAACCATGTTTGATGGATTAGCATTTGCAAAATATGGATGACCTGACGCTATACTACTACCTGTAGTATAAGACACATGTGTCATACTTGTAGTTGTAAATATTATTGACGAGGTTGTAAATATTATATTCTTTCCCATTATTTACTCTCCAACTCTTCTATTCTTTTTGTTAACTCTTCTATTTGCTTTTGTTGGTCCTGTACAGATTTCACTAGTAAAGGTATAAAAGCATTATAGTCCATTACCATAGGTTCTTTTTCTGGTTCAGGATGTGTTGATTCGTCACCAACAACAGCATCAGGGAAATGAGGTTTTACATCTTGAGCAATAAAACCTGAAACTCTAGCACCGCCTTCTTCTACAGGGTGGTTTTTCCATTCAAAGTCATTAACAGGTATTTTCTTTAATATATCTATACCTAATACAGTATCACCAATATTTTCTTTCAGTCTTTTATCTGATACAGTTTCAAATATAACTTGATTTTTATATGCTAAATGACTTTTTCTTATACCACCTGCATAATAACTTGTATATCTATGGTCTCCTGGTAGTAACTCAGTATGAAAACATGAAAGATAAAAAGCGTTTGCAAGACCGCAATCTGTATTTGGTGGAAGACCTTTTCCAGGATTTGCAGCACTACCCTGGCTTTCTGCACATGTTCTCGCAGGAGCGATTCCTTGATTAGTATTAGCTGAAGTTAAAAAAACACCTGGTGCTGTTTTAAGCTGTACATTTCTAGGTATTGTAGATGTTGCAATTTTTACACCGTGTCCTGCTCCTGCCTGCAGACAATCAAAATCTGCATTTCCATCTATTGCAAGCATAGGGTCAGCCATTTTATTGAATATAGCTGAATACATATATCCTGTCTCATGAACTCCTGCGTCGCTACTTCCTGCAGCTGCACCATTCGGACAATCCATAGTACTAAATCCATTAACCATGAAATGAGATGTATCATCAGCTCTTCCGTCATAATGATGGTATGGAGAGCCTTGACCTGTAGGTGTTGCTGGGTTATATAGTGGAGGTCCTATTGTTGTTCCACAACCTATGTAGTGCCAAGAAGCATGATGGTTATTTGCACCCATACCATATTCTATATTTATACCTATATAACCTGCCTCTGATTTAATTAAAGCTCCATGAGCAGAACAATTACCGCCACCGCCTCCTGATGTGTGGTCTCTAAAGTATGTTATCTCACCTGTGACCTCATTATATCTAAGGGTATGGTTTGTATCTACATATTTTAACCCATAATATTTCCAGTCGTTATTTGCAAATATATGTTGACCACCGTGTGTTGTATTAACAACACTAGATGGTGGTACTGGTGGCTGTCCAAATGTTAAACCACCTGGCTTGAACATTATACCATCACTACCATCAGCTATATTTATTTGATTGTCCTCAGAGTGCTTATTTTGAATAATCATTATATCATCAGCACTTCTATAAACCTTTCCAAAATCTGTGTGTTTATTAGAACCGTTGTTATTGTGCCATACATGACCAAATGCATCTGAACTTGATATCCAATTCTCACCCATCTTAAGGTCTTCAGTAGCTGTATGGTTTCCTAAATTGTCGGCACCACCACCTCCAGCAGTGTTAACAGACATTGTAATAGCATCATGTGTTGCATTAGAAGAAAGTGTTACATTTGTACCACCGACAAGTGTTAATGTATCTGCAATCTGGTCAGCAACAACATCGGCCGGTATTGCAGCTATTGCTGGTTGGCTTGAGTGTGTTGAAGCAATTGTTTTGAAAAAGTGTATACCAGCACCGGCAGGTATTGTATTCCATGACATCGAAACGTTAATTTCATGAGGTATTGTTGTTGATGATGTTATACCTCCACCACCTAATATCTTAAATGTACTATTACAAGATGTAGTACCTGTTGTTGCGCCGCCATCTACACCTATTGTAGTATATCCTGCTTTACAGAAATTATCTACTGACCATGTTACTGCGTCTGTTGTAGCATTTGATGAAATTGTTACGTTTGCACCACCTACAAAATTTAAGTCATCAGTAACGCTGTCAGCAACAACCGATGGTGCGTTAAGAACAAATGAGTTTGGCAAACCTCCTTGAGAGTGAGTTATTACTACTCTTTCAAATAGATTCTGGTCAGGCTGCCCTGCTTGCAAGTGAGGAGATGACACATCAATCTGTATAGTATCTGTTCCAGCGTTTGTAGATAGTGTTACATTTGAGCCACCTACAAGATTTAATGTGTCGGTTGTTGTATCTGCTACTACGTCTGAAGGATTGAAACCTAAATTGTTTCCTGCTGAATTTGTTACTGCTATTGTTTCAAATAAATTTTGGTCAGGGTCTCCACCTCCACCTAGAAGTGCGTGTGAAGATGTCACTTTTAATTGACCTGTTATAGGGTCCCAATTTACAAGTTTAGATTGAGAGGCCTCTGGCAAACAAGGAAGGTATACAGAGCCAGATATAATCCACTCATCCGTACAGCTTACTCCAAAAAGACCTGGTCCTGACATTGTAATTGGCCCTGTTACTGTAACTGGTCCTGATGCAGAAAAGCCTGAACTAAAAGTTACAGGGCCTGTAAATGAAGATGTACCTCCAAATTGGTTAGGTCCACTCATAGTAACAGGTCCGTTAAATGAAGATGTACCTCCAAATGTGTTAGGTCCTGTTGTGTTTATAGAGCCTGAGAATATAAAAGGTCCTGTACTAAATGTAGTAGGTCCGTTAATTATATTAGGACCACTAGAACTAAACCCACCACTAAACGTTGCTGGTCCTGTTACATTAACTGTGTTTGTAACTACATTTGTAAATGTTGCTGTTAATTCGTTTTTCCAAGGTACGTGAGGTACAACAGCTGTATAATTTGCTATATCACCATAGTCATTATAGAATTCGAACTTAAAGTCTAAAGAATCATATGCAGCAACATTACATTTTATTGTTGGAAATATAACATCCCATGTTCCTGGTGTAAATCCTTTTCTATCCCAAGGTTTTATTGATATATCCCAAAGATACCATATACCAGAATCTATCTTAAATCTTGGTGCACCACCTTCTGTACCATCTGCCTGAAATACAAATTTCTTACCTATTTCTTTTTGATTTCTATCATAGTCAAAATCGACTTGCTTTTTCTTTACAGCTGTGTCTTCTATGAGTCCTATAAATTTACCATAATCATCACCTCCATCTGTAAATGCAGAACCTGACATATATACAGATATTTTTGGTTCTTCTATTGCATTGTCATATGCAGATGTCCAAGAAGGTATTTGCGTTCTCTGTGATACAGCTTTGAAAGAAAGCTCATACCATTGGTCTTGATAAAATGATGCGGTAACTCCTGATTGAGGCTCAAACATCCAATATGACGTACCATCCAATTGCAGTGCTTGGTCGTTGTCACCTATTACAACACAGTCTTGTACAGGTGGGTTCTCATTTGCTGTTTGCTGTTGGTATAAACCTATTGAAGGTATTGCGGTTCCTACACCTGACGCTGTCCAATATGTAGAAAGAGAAGCAGTTCCATTTGCACCTACTCCATATTTTGTAAAATCTCCTATAGGATATCTATATTTTTGAAAATCATTTCTATATAATAACTCATTTGCCTCAACAGCATTATCAGAAGCCAACACCCAATCAAACGGTGCCTGTTCATTTTTCATATAACATTTAATTCTTGTTACGTCACCTGTAAGAGGTTCCAAGTTGTTAAACGTTACCCATGCGTAAGATGTGTTAAGAGGCTCACCATTAGAACCTGTAGGATTAGCGCTGTAGCTTATAGGTGCCTGTGACCACATAAGTTCAAAATCAGAATCACCAAATTCGAAATGTTCGAAGTTTTGATATTGTGCTGCTGTATTACCTTGTATTGTTGTATGAGGTGATGATGTTCTTATTTCAAACGGAGATATCACCTCTTCTACAATTGTAACATAAGCACCTGTTACAAATGAATTTGTAGGTACAGTTGATGTTGCATGCAAATATGATATGTCCTCGAATAAACCATCACCTTCCTCTTCAGGTGCAAAAACTGGATTTGTAGTAGGTTGGTGTTCTGATGTATATCCTAAATAAGATGCAGGTCTAGGGTTTTGTGGAAAACGAACAATAACAATACCGCCTTCCATATCTCTTGTAAAACCTCCAAAGTCTATAAAATTAGAACCTTGTGGTTGGGCTGTTAAAAAATACTTATCACCAGATTTTCTATATGATACCTTTGTATTTGTATTTGCAGATGTTACTTCTTTTGCAAAACCGTCTGATGATAATATATAACTAGATGTAGGATTACCTGTCCATGAATTTGCAGGTGTAGAACCCGATAATTCTTGATTGTGTGTTAATTCAAAAAACGGCTTTAGTATTTCCCGTATTTTAACAACAGGTCTAGACGAATCACTATATAATATAGGCGATTTATTTCCTGATGAAGGTTTACATGTAAATATCCTTGTCCATCTAAAATTAGGTACACCTTGCCAAACAGGTGGTATTGCAGTGCCGTCTGGTGCTTCTGATGCAACTCCAATTATTGTTACAATACACTCACCTGCAGGTGTATTAGGTGCTACATCTATTGATATTGCCTTTGTATCTAAATCATCTCCAATATTATATACCTGAGATTTCATTAGCTGTCCATTTGCATCAACAACTTCTACAAGCACCTCTGTATTAGGTACCATTGTGGCACTTGTTCCTCTAATACCTATTAGGTTTCTACCACCTGTAAATGTAAAAGATGGGTCATAATCAAGTCTAAAATAATTACTAGACCTGTCGTCGAAGTCCTCGAAAAACACTTCACGGTTGTATAAATCTTGAAAGAAATATTGACCTACTGTTGTTTCTACCTGAAGTCTTTCGACTCTATTTGTTGCATTTGGATTACGTGCCATTCATTATTCCCGATATTATATAAATATCAATGATTACACAATAACACGGCTTAAACCTTTCGACCTACTAATTTCTATCAGGCCACCAACCATGTCTTTCATAATATCTATGTGAGAAATAATTACCACAAAATCAAATTCTGTTTTTAGATAATCAAATAACATTGAAATTGAATTTATGTTTTCAGAATCTAAATTACCAAAGCCTTCATCAATCGCAAGAAAATTTGGCCTAGGTAAATTAGATATTTTAATAAGTGCAACTCTAATTGCAAGAGATGAAATAAACTTTTCCATACCAGACGTTAATTCCAATGGCCATTTATTATCATTTCCATATTTTATATAAGTTAAGATATTTTTACCGTCAACATCAAACTCTATTTCAAAATCTACAATCTGAGAAAGTGTATTATTTATCTCCTCCTCAAGATAAGGAAGTGTTTCAGCTATTATTTCATAAGGTATACCGTCTCTTCTGATTGCATCGAGATAGTATTCATATGATTTTAATTTAAGCTCTAATTCATGAGCATCAGATATAGTTGTTTTTATATGAGCTATATTTTGTTGAGTTATAGATACATTGCTATATGCCTTTTGTATTTTAGATGATATTTCATCTAACTCTAACTTTATATTTGATTTTTCTATTTCTAGGCTTTCAATTATTGCATTTATCTTTTCATTAGCCTTAATTGTTTCCTTGTTTTTATAGTATTTTTCTATATCTCGTTCCACACCTCTTAAATCAGTTTTAGAGGCGCGCAGGTCTGATTTTCTCTGCTCTGACTTAATGATAATTTCTGAGTTATATTGGCTTATTTGCACTTTTTCGCTATTAAGTTTATTATACGCACCTATAAGCTTTTCTACCTCAACACTTTCAAGTAATATATTATCAGAAACTGTTTTGTCCTGTAAAAGTTTTTTAACTATAATCTTATCCTCTTCCAATTCTATCTTTGCCTTGTCAGCTGCTTTGACGAATTCATTGTTGCAGCAATATTTGCAATTAGGGTCATATTCATGTGTGTCTAATTTTGATATAAGGTCTAATTTATTTCTTACACTAACTTTCTTTACCTCTATATCTTTAACAAGTCTAGAGTTGTTTTCTTTTTCTAGGTCTAATATAGATTTTTTTACATTTAATTTATCGATATTTATTTTAGACATTTTAGAATTTATATCAGACATTTTAACCTTATTGTCTTTTTTATAGTTTTTATATTTCTCTAATTTTTGATTATTGAAAACTATTTCTCTTTCACACCTTATCTTTTTTTGTTCTAATGCCTCAATGTCATTTTCTACTGTTATATTTTTCAACTCTTTTACTTTATTATGTATTTGCTCTTCTTTTTTAGAATACTTTTTTTGTATTTTTGTTTTTGTATCATTTAATTGTGTATATACAGATTCATATTCTAATAAATTATCCTCTTCGTCTATCAGTTGTTGAGAATAATCTGTTTTTCCAAAATTCTTAAGAAGTATTTGTACCTCCTTAATCTCTTCGTTTGCAAGTTGATACAACTCTTCAAATACTGTAATATCCAAAAACTGGGACAGTAAATCTTTTTTCTCTACTTGTGACTGGTCTATAAAACCTGTGTTATTATTTTGTACTGACATTGATGTTAAAACAAAATCGTTGTACAGTCCAAGATACCCTCTAATATTTTTATCTGTTTGAGTTCTTTGTTCACCGTTAAGCGATATCGGATTATCGTCCTCGCCTATCATCCAAAAATCTACGTCTACACGAACATGACCGGACTTTTCCTTTTTACCTCTACGTTCAATAAAATAATCTACACCATCTATTTCAAAATTGAGCTTCGAATAAAAATTAGATTTCTTATTATTTAGTACATCAGATGCAGATTTTGTTCTAGAGCACTTGTGAAAAATATTAAACATTATCGCATCAAGTATTGCAGATTTACCTGCATGGTTAGGTGCAAATATACCTATGACGTCTCTAAGTTTTGAAAAGTCTATTACGTTATCTTCTCCATAACTAAACATATTTGAGAATTCGAATTTTTTAGGTAACCACCTAACACCTCTAGACACCTCTATTGTAGAAAGACTTTTATTTAATTCAGTATTTATGTTTTTTATACGTCTTATTGTTTCATCATCAGCAGGGTGGTTTGCACCTATATATTCTTCTAGTAATTCATTTTGATATTGTACGTCTCTAATGTCTCTTGTTATTGACCTTGTTGTTTTGTTTTGAGCATTTAACTTATCGTTTTTTATTATTACAATATCAGTTGTTCTACATTTACTTTTGATTTCTTTTATTATAGTTTTTAATTGTGCCTGGGTTGTGTTTTCTGTTCTTATTCTAACTCTAGGATATTTTGGTATATTGTCTATATTAGGCAGCTTTCCATTTTTTACATCTATTGTATAAAATCCATGTACGTTTTCAAAGTCTACAAAGCTTGCTTTTCTAGTATCTACATTCCAAATTGCACATCCGTGATTTTCAAAAGACTCACCAAAGTTTTGCTGTATAAGAGAACCTACCTGTAATATAGTTTTATCTTTATTGTAAAACTGTCTTTTATGTATATCACCTAACATGACCATATCATATCCATCAAACATAGATATTTTAAGGTCGTCGCTTTCAACTTTATATCCTGTATCTGTATATGACATATCAAGCGCTCCATGAAAAAGTGCAACCTTTGTTTCAGCGTCAAATGAACTTGCCTTGATAAATGTTTGAGGGTCATCAAATATACTAAATACAACAAAATGTGTACCTGCTATTTCATGTACAGCAGAATCCTTAAGATAGTGTAATTGTGGATGCGCCAAAGATTCTATCATAGGAGACAAAGAATCTAACCTCGATGAGTTATTAAGATTTGCATCATGATTTCCTGTAATTACAATAGTATGTCGTCTATCTGCTAAATTTTTAAGAAATTCTGTTGTGAGTTTTATTAGTTCAGGTGATATATCAGTTTTACTATGTACTATGTCTCCACCTACATATACAATAGAATTTTTAGGTAGCTTATCAACCTGCTTATATAACTGCCTAAATACTTTTCTATATTCTTTGTGTCTTTGATAATTTCTAATATGTATATCGGCAACATGTAATACTGTTTCTAGTTTATCAAACCCTACATCAATTTTATTAAAGTCCAAATTTCATCTCCAATAGTTTTGCAAAATCGACTGTTTCAGATTTAGATATTAGGTCGTTTATTTTTTCATGTCCTAATGTACTAGGGTCTTCACCGTCGTTCATTTCTATTATTCTTACATCTATATTTTCTGACTGTAAATATTCACATAGCTTTACAGCCTCGTTTTTTGCGTCGTTATCTAAAACTATATTAACTCGCTTTACATTGTTTTCTTTTATTTTAATCTTAAGCGATTTTGGCATAAACTTTCCAAATATAGGAATTGAGTTTTCACCTATTGCTATTGCGTCAAAAACCCCTTCACATATATTTATGTCTTCATTCCAGTTTACTAAAAGCTCAAACCCTATTACATCCTTAGATGTTTTAGGATTCTTATGCTTAAAATCAGTATCGTAATAAGACCTTCCTACAAAATAATTCAACATACCTTTTTCATCATAACTAGGTATTATTACCATACCACTATACTCACCTGATTCGCAGTAGCCTATATTATATCTAAGTACGTCTGTTTTTGTTATACCTCTTGACCTTAAATACTTTGCTGCATTTCTAAATTCAGGACTATTTCTATTTCCTGAAACTAAAGGTATAAAATCCATAGGTAAAGAAACGTGCTCGACTACCTTTGTCTTGTCTGTAACATGCCTAACACCTGTCAATGTGTTAAGCTCTTGTATTTTTCCTAGTGCGCCAACCTTTCTAAAAATTCTTTCTGCACCAATACCTTTTATTCCACAAACCCAGCAATGCCATTTTTGAGTAATAATATTTATCACCAATTTCTTTTTATGGTGATTGCAATAAGGGCATGAGAACGTAGCCTCATTACCGCTCGTCGTTGATTTACCTAATACATTTTCAAATAAATTGAGTAAACGTCTACTTTTATTCATGTATATAATATAACAAATATTTGTGAATTATGAAAACTTTATTTCGTTTATTTTTGTTTCTATTTCATCTGTAAATTTTACTCTTGCAAATCTTCTAGGACCTATACAATCATTGTAAAAATCTTCTTTTACAGAAACGTGATATCTATGGTGTATATTTTCCTCTAAATAATTAACCTGGCCTTTTGTTTCTCCCATTATTAGTATTTCAAACCTAAAATTATCTTTTCCTAGATTTTTAATGTCTTGATTTAATACTTTAGAAGAACCAGTATATTCTCTCCAGTTAGAATCTTTTCTCACAACCTTACGCCTTTTTTTACCAGCTACCTTAACGCGTCTTGTTGTACCAAAGTATTTTCGGCCTATATATTTTTTACCTGATTTTATATTTGTAATTAGATAAACAAAACCGAAATAATTATCTGGTGCTTCTTCTAGTATTTTTCCTTTATATAACCAATGACTCATATTTTATGTATCGAACGCCACAATAAATGTTGTATCATAATCGTTTGATTTTTTTATAGCTCTTGACAATTTACCGATTGCTAACAACCTTGCATTATCATCATATAAACCTACTGTTGTAACATAAGGCGCCCATTCAGAACCTGTTACAAAGGGCAATATTGTATTTTGTTTTTGGTCGTCAATTATTGTAGGGTTCATTGTAAAACCATACTCTCTTTCTTTTATATGACATGCATATTCATGCTCTATTATTGTATGTGTATTCTTAAATGATAGTGTACATTCTGAAAATATATGATTTGCATCATTGCTATAATTAGTTATAGGTGCTGTGAATGTTAATAAGCCATGATTGTAAAATACGTTACCTACTTTATTTTCCATCGTTGGATATGTAGATGTCCAACCTGCCTCAGCAGCAGTTATGTTTTTATTGAATAGCATTACATTACTTATACCACCTTTGAAATGGTTTGTGAATGCTGTTGCATCTCTAAACTTTCTAGAATATCTTGTCTTTTTGTCTCTAAACCTAAATTTTGTACCTGCATCATTTGGCCTTGCTCCTAATATAATATCGCTATCATTAAATAAAGAGCCTGACGGTATACTTCCATGAGACTGCAATACACCATTTACATAAAGATATGCAAAGCTTCCTGATTTTGTTAGAAGTACACTATCAAAAGCGTTACTTGTACTAACAACCGTAGGACTGTTAAGATATAGTGTGTCAACACCATCACTTATTGCAGCTTGGTACGTACCAGCATTACCTATTGATGTACTACCTGAATTTTCTATTGCATGTTTATTAACATACCTTATTGAAAAAGGAAATGCTCCACGGCTATGAGGGTCGTGTTTAGATATAATATAATTATGATGATATTGGTCTGTAAAATCTGCAGATTGAGATTCTTGGAATCGCGATGACGAAACTCTTACATAAACAGCAAAATCGTCGTCGTTTGTGTTACGTCTTGTTTTTCCTACACGATAATCAAATTGATGTCTGTGTTTCACTCTTAGCAAACTTTGGTTTTCAAGATTTATTCTAGATTTTGTAGTTGCTGGTTTTATTCCATCAAGCTCTATAAATGTCTGCTCTGCATCTGAACTAGTATTAGGTGTTATATTGTAAGCCTCTACTCTATTTGGATATGGTGACCTTTCAAAAAACCTAGTTTTGTTTTTTATATTAAAGTATTCTTTTCCATTATCTCTATAATAACTACTACTAGCCAAAGCATTTATACTATGAGCACTTAATTTACTGCCTGCTTGGTTGTACATATCAACAAAATTTAGTGCTAGTAAACTTGTTGTAACAAAACTTATTGATTCTGTTGGATTTCCGTATAATTGTATACTGTTATCTATAAGATTTCCAAACCCATCATCTGTTATTGTTTTACTTCCTGATTGTATTTTGACAGAATTCTTTTTTATAGATTCGCCAAATATTCTTTGAGGTACAGAAATTACCTTTGCTGATTTACCTAATGTTCTTATTTCTTTTTCGTATCCATTATTATCTAGTGTCCAACAAGGGTCATCTGGATTTGTATAATACATACCTTGAATAGAATCATGTATTGACCTTTTGTAAAAATTATTTGTTGTTACAGCATGAGGTGAAGATTTTGTTACATTAAGATATGAGCCATATTCAGTAGGCATAAAGTCACTTCCATCATATTGCGTGTCATATGAAAAAACACTTAATGAAACTATTCTTATATCTTGTGGTATGTTAAATGTAGAGCCTGTTATCCAAGGGTCAAAAACTCTAAATTGTTCGTAACCTTTTTCGTAATAACTACCTGTATAATTAGATAGAAATACTGTATATTCCTTGTTTGCTTCAAACGGAGTAATTTGTATTTCGTCCTTTCTAAATTTCTTAAATATGCCGGACATATTATACTCCTATTTTTTAGAACTCAAGTTTAATTCGTATCAATGCTTCTCGCGTAAATGATTTTAATAACGGCTTGCTAAGTTTTGCTGTTGCTAATAATTCATTGTTGTCATTATACATACCAACTGTTGTAATATAAACCTTAGGGTCTCTATACATAGATGGGTGTGCAAACTGTCCTTGTGAACCTGATGTAAATGTTGGATTATTACTAAAGTTATATTCAGCGTTTTTAAGTCTACAGAAATAATGAGTTGCAAAAACTCTTTCAGAACTACGAGCCGCAAAAGAACTTGATACCTGACCTTGAGGTAATAAAGAGTTAGAGCCTGTGAAAAATCCAACAATTCTATTTAATGTAGGATTAACATTTGTACTACCTACGTTATTTGCATTACCAGGACACCAACAATAATTTGTTTCAACTATATCCATATTTAATAATCTAGGTGAAAGCATTATCACTCCCATATCTGGATAAAACCATCCATACTGAGTTGGATTTGATATAGAAGCTCCATTCATATCAGTTATACCTATTGAGCCTGTAACAACCTTATATAGCTGTCCATAGTCTCCAAGTGTTGCTTGATTAGCTGCGCTATCATCTGTAAGTGTAATTTGAGAACCTACAGTTGGATTTGGTGAATGACCTGCATGTATATACGAACTAGATATTGTAAGCTCCCAATTACCTGGGTCAATTCTTTCCTTAAATCTTTGTCTGTTAACGTTAATAAATATTGATGATGTTTCATTAACACTGTTAATTGTAAATTGCTCGTCACCTGGTGCCAAAAGTAAATTTGCATATTGTGAATATACAGCCTTTGTAGGTGTTTTACCAGATGAAGCATATTGACTGATAGGTGCAGAACCCGAACCAAAGTAATGGCCATAAGCAATAGCGAATTGAGGTTCTGCATCTGCAGTTACCTGAGGCTCTTCTCTATAAAACTCTTTGTAGTATATTCCAGAAGCTGCATCTTGTACAGATGATGTAAATATTTCAGACTGTGACATTTTTAATTCACCGTCGTTGTTTGACCACATAGCTGCTGTAATAATATCAGCTTGTGCATTTTCAACAATATCACCTGGTTCAAACTTTGTATACAAAGGTGTTATTGGTCGTCTATAAGGTCTTGATAATCTTCTATTACTTCTACCTACTCTTGTAGAAAAGTTTCTTGATAATGCTCCGTCTCTTTCAAAACGTGGTGATGTACCTCTATCGTATGTTGCCATTTTTATTCCCTATTATTTTTCAAAGTAATAATCTTCTACTAAATTGGTAGCTGTAGCCTCTTTCTTAACAGTTACATTAAGTGTAACATATCCACCAGTTTCATTACCAATTATAGTAAGCGTTGTTGTTAAATCTGCTGTAGGTTGTGGTTTAGCAACTAGTTCAAATCTTGTACCTACTGACGTTACAGAATTACCAGTATCTCCAATATAATCTGCAGTTGTAGGAGCCATTCGTGAAGCTATTTTTCCACCAGGTGCAATATTAAGATATGCAGCATCAGAATTAGCCAATATAGCTGTATATCCGTATGTTCTATTACCATTTGCAAAGTTTGCAGTATTAGGCGTAATAGGAGCTTTATCTCCACCGTATGTTAAAGTTATATCAGTAACACCAACAGTTACCTGTGGCATTCTTGAAATATTTTTAGGTAGTGTTACCAATTTATGCTTCATTACATAATTTTCGTTTGGTACAGCTTCAACAAGCGGCATAGCCTCTATTGCTTGTCCGTAATAATTTGTACCTAGTTGATGATTGACATCATATAAACCATAATCGATTTCGTCATCTGCTAGTGCAAATTGAGTTATATTAAAAAACTCACTTCCTTTCGCTAACAACTCTCTACCTTTCTTTGTAAGAATTGCATCGACTGTGATTGTTGTTTTATCTAAATATCCCATAATATTTTACTCCAAAATCTTTTTTGTTATATATAAATATATAGTTCCAAGTTTTTACCTTATTGCATTACTAACATTTACAGCCTGTATTTGACTCTGTCCTGCAGCTGGTGTAGATATAACTAGCTGGTTAGGATTTGTATCTGTAATTTCCACAACAGGACCTCCATCTACTGTATCAGTTACAGGCATATTAAAATCAGAGCCTACAAGTTTACAACCTCCATATAGCAAATTATTTTTTGATATTGAAATAAAATCTTGATGCTCTGCTCTTTTTAGAGATTTACTAACAGGTCTTATACCTGAGCGGAAATATCCTTTTGAAAGTTCTGTTCCTGGATAGCCACTCATACTTACTGATGAAAATTTATTTCCTGTACTACCACTATTGTGCATGGTGTTTAATAGTCCCATATAATGATATTCATAATCCCAATATATTCTTGATGCTCGTTGATGATGATAGTATTTTATATTACCTCTATCATTCCATTTTGAAACTTTTACAGGTCGTCTAACATGTCCATAAGCCGGATGGTCAAATGCAAACTGCTTATTCTTAAACGTATTTGGAGAGAGTACAGATTGCGATGTCTGTAAAAATTGTAAATTATCAAATCCAAAATACGTATCAGGTACAGTTTGAGCTGTAGTATCTGGCCCATAACCTATAGATGCTGTAAGTGTACCATCAGATATATTTGATAAAAAATCACCAGCGTTTTCATAACTTGCTCCACCAATAACAACACTAGCGTTTGGATTGTTATCAGGTAAAGGACCTCCGTTTGAAGATGAAGGTGTATACCAAACCATATTATCCCAATAATATCTTGAACCATCTATATCTAAATCATGGCCATGATGCTTTCTTGCATTTATATGTGCCTCAACCTCACCTGTTGACTTGTCAGTTACAACAGCACCATAATTTGAGCCAGATTCAAGTGTTTGAAAACCTGTATGTGCCTGTATAGCGTTCGTGCCTGCTTGGTCTGAACCTGTTGACCATACAAGGTTTTTTGGATTTTGCCACTGATGAAAAGGACCGCCTAATGTTGTTGTATTTGCAGTAACTCTATATTTGCTTATATCAAGTGTGCCTCCGTAATGATTTTCTTCTACATATTCCTGTAGATTCTCAACCTTAGGTCTTTCTAATAGATTTGCCTTAACCAATAAACCAACCTGAGCATTTGCTCTTGCAGGTATTAGCATTTCTATTTGTCTAAATAAAGTATGGTCTATGAATTTAAGAATTCTTAAAAATTCAAAGAAGTCATATGGATTTGTATGCTTTCTCCAATAAAAATTACGCAGAACTCTAAGTCTTTTGTATTCATCGTCTCTATAATCTAAAGGATTACCTACGTAATTATGAAAATCGGCACCACCTAATTCGTGTGCTATATCTAAATCTATTTCAAAGTGAGGTGCAAAATAAACACCAAGTCTATTAGAATCTAAAGGAGCTTTATCAAATTGACTTCTTTCAACTTTTATCTTATCATTTAACCTTCCTTTTAATTCAGCTGACTCTATTCTAATCTTATCACTTATTTCTCTTGTTCTTACAAGGTCAGGCATTGGAGTGTAATGTCTCTCTTCTTCTGTCGGCCAATCATTGGTTATATTGCCTGAAAATCCTGAAGCTGTTGCAGCTGTTGTTCTAATGCCAAAGCTAGGATTACCTCCATGATGCAATGTGCTTATTGCTTCGTAATCACCATTTCCAATATATCTATGATTAGCTTGAGGTGCTGACGATGACATTACAACACCTGTACTTCCTAACATTGTAGCATCCCAATTTGCATTTGTAAAGTAGTTTGCTCCTGCTCTATCTAAATCTAAACCTAGACTATGTCTTACAGCTAATTGAGCAAATGATGATGTAGCTGACACACCTTCTATTGAAAGAGGCGCTCTAACATGATTCCAAAATGGAGCTGGGTCACTACTTGTTGCATTATGATTAACGTGGTTAGGATTCCAATAATTAAAGTATATGTCTGTTGCTGGCACGTACCAAAATCTTATATCTTGTAACGAACCTGAATATCCTTGTGAAGGTCCACCTAAATGAGTTGTATGAGGTAGTCCCCAATTTAATTCGTTGATTCCATTGTAGTTGTCCTCGTCTGCAACTGTAACTGATGTAGAACCTGTATGTGTTATTCTTGCATCAGAATGGTCAGGTGATTTTGCGCATACCAATTCGAATGTCTGACCTGCTTGAAAGAACCCTGCTACTTGATTACCTGTAACAGCTCTTCTACATAACATAACAGACCACCAGTCATTATCATAAAGCGGTAAATATTCAGTACTTCCTGTTACGTTACCTGTTGTTTGATTTCCATTGCTTATATCTACATATTGTAATTTACCGTATTTGTAATATCTTGATTTTTTATTTAATGCTGATGGATGAGGTATAATTCTAAGACTATTCATTGTCAATGAATTTATGGTGTCTCGACCTGTAAATATAGACATTGTTACAGGGTGCCATGTATTAAATCTAAACTCTATTGCATCTGGAGCTCTATCATGTACGTTTGTAAAAGTTTGACATGGGTGTGGAACTGCAAGTCTAGGAAATTTTGTTTTTACAAGACATTCTTCTGCAAACTCAAGTGAATAATTAAATTTATCGTATTTAACATAAGAATCTGTTTTCTTAGCCTTTTGCGGTCCACCATATTCAAATATTCTTAGCAATGTTGGTGGCAAACCGTATGTTGTTGTTAATGCGCGTATACCTCTTTCACCACCTTTTGTTTTCATAAGGTATGGAAGGTTGTTTAACATTCTCTTCCAAGTCTCTCTAGATAAATCTTCTCTTCTATTTAATTTACTGGATTGCTCTGCTGATGCGGATATAAATCTTACAGAACCTGAGCGTACAGTGTGTGCACCCGAACCTGATATGTGAACTGCAAATGATGAACTTGAATTTGCAAACGAACCGTCTTCATTCTGTCCTAGTGCATATTCCCATAGGTCGGTAAAATGAAAACCTTGATAAGATTCCCAACCAAATGAAGATAAAACATTGTATACAAGGTCTTTTGAAAGCCCTTCATATAACGGATTACTTCTTTTGTGTATTTGCATTGTATAATCCAAATAGTTATATACAGTATCAAAGTGATGAGCAACCATATTTACAAAAAGTAAATAATTCGCATTGTCATTTCCATCACCTGCTTCTCTTATGTGGAAAGGTATTGCATTTTCTAAATTATGAGGATTGTGTACATCATAATCTAACGCAACATTTGATTGAGACGCAAACCAGCTAACAGCTATTGGGTCGTCTATTGTTCTATTAGTATATGGCTCTACACCATTTGATTTTGGCCAAGTTCTTTCTAATCTAGCACCTTCTCCCTGGTCAGGTTCGTAAGATGAAGACTGAAAATAAAGATAGCTTTCATATCCATCAAAGCCTTGTATTACCTCTTCTTTTTTTATTTTATATGAACCTAGATTTTTCTTAGTATGATAACCTGTATTTGACATTGCGTTTATTGTTGCAATTTGGTTATCATAATATTCTATCAAACCTAATTTATATTTGAAGTTTTCTAGTCTTTCCTTTGCAGAGCTAAAATGTACAAAGTTTTCATATTTGTAATAATCAATGTTTAGATGCGCCTGTTCGTAAGCAGAACCTGATGTATACAGGTTCATAAGCTTTTGTTTTGTTGTTGCGTTTGTACCTAATATAGAATTCCATGTTTCCCAACCAGTTTCTCCACCTACACCTTTTGTTATATCTATTGTAAAATTAGGACCAGCAATTTCTTCTCCTACAGCAGGTTTTTCTTCTGGTATAAGCTTAATCATCTCTGTATGAGATGTAACAACTTCTTTAACAATCCAAAGCTGCTGCTTTACTTGTATGTCTCCAGGAAGAGGTTTATATAACTTTAATAATATACCATCGTCGCCATCCGATTGCCAGTTAACTATAAGATGTACATTGTTATCACCAAAGTTCGCTAATAAATCTTGCCAGTTTTCGTCTACAAAATCTTCTATATTTTTTTCTTGTAGCTCTTCAAACTCCTGCAAAAACTCTTCATCTTGTGTTGTTGTCTTTATTCTTATTTCTGTACGAGAATCAGAAATTTCCGCAATGTGTAAACCTTTATTTTCGTTATATGAGCCTAATACATCTCTGAAGAAATTATAGTGTACTTTATATAGACCTGATGAAAAACCTAAATTTCTTATATCATTGTGTATATCTAATTCTACTCTAGGTCTTTTTCTTTTTCTACCTTTTTTAATATATCTATCAATTCTAAATGTATCGACATCATATTCAGTAGCTAGTAAAGTGTCTCCACCATATACATGAAGTTCACACAGGTCAATCTCACCTTGTCCAAAATTGGTAAACACCTTTTTTGAAGGTAGATTTTTTAAGTCTTCTATATCGTATCTTTCTATTCTATCCATTGTAAACCTGTATGCTATCTCCTTGTATTAAATAAGGATTGCTTTCGTTTTCATTTAATATTTCTATATCAGACCAGTCTCTTTCAAACCCCATATCTTCTCTATGGTCGTAATACACTGAAGGGTTAGGAAATGAATATACATCATTTGAATCTGACCAATATACAGTAGGACTGTTGTTGTATTTCCAATACCCTTGTTTTCTATTTAGGTTTGACTGTATTACATTACCTTTCATAGAATTTTCTTTAACCCATTTTATTTTTGAATTCATATTCCAAGGTCTTCTAGATATGCTTCTGCCTGGTCTTGCTTTACGAACCTCATATTTTCTTGTTTCAGGATTATATTCCATTGTTACCCATTTCTCATCTTCGATTATATAATCTTTATATGGTCTCGTTTTTGGATATCTTTTATCATAATCTTTCAATGAATCCACCCACCTAAATCTTCCTAAAGGTATGTCATTGTCTTTACCTCCAGTAAGCTCTTCGATTCTACCGTCTCTCCATACACTTAAATATTGAGCAACTGTACGTGTTACTCCTTTATCATTTGTTATTTCACAAGTATATCTTCCTGTACCAGCTCTTTGTATGTTATATATTCTAAGCTTACGACCTTTTGAGATTACTTTATTTTGTACGTCTGTATCAAAATTACGTTTTGGGTCTGCAGAAAAATACCAGGTATATTGTAAATTATCTCTATTCTTTCTACCTTTTTTATCTTCAAAATTATATGCATTAACAACAATAACAAATGTACCATTGGCTCTCATATCTAGTATATGTGTTTCACCTAAATCAAATGCAAGTCTCCAACCTCCACCTTTTTCTTTATCTGCCTCTCGATATGTTACATTTTCATATTCAAATTGGTCAACTATTGGAGTTCCATAGTCTGGTTTTTCTGCTTTTGCCAATTCTGTAAATTTTGTATCAGAAAATCTTTCTGTAATATCTCTATCGAATACGTATCTTGCAGAAGCTATTTCTAATTTCCACATATCAACATTTTCCCTAGATATAATTACACCTGCACCATTTCTTTCGTTTTCTTTTTTATCGATATCAAATTCAAATTTATCTCTTAATACATAGTTTTTATCGCTATGCAAATCGTCACCTTTTATTGCTGTTGCAGCTCTTATAGGACTTACAGGTTTACCTCTAACTATTATTTGTCGCTGAGGTGTTTTAGAGATATTTACATCTCGTAAAAACTTTCTTTTATTACTTTTGTTTTTATTGTGTGGCATTATCTAACAACCTTAAATACATCTTTGATAGGATAGTAACCAATTGTATTTGTAGTACTTCCACTTTCAAATAATTTTATTTCTAATTGATAATATCTTTCAGGGCTTAGATTTGTGGTAAATATCTCAAAGTAATTACCTGTTGAATCGCAGCTCATTTTAGTAAATGTAGTGTCATAAGGTATAACTGTCTCTCCTGTTTTAAGGTCTTTAACTGAATAGAATGCTGAACCAGAAGGTAAATATTTTATTGATAGATTTGCTGATGTAGTTCCGTATGTTTTAACAGGATATTTTTCTCTACCTACAACTCTAAACTTTATTTTTTCACCCATAGTATAACTACCTCTATTGTTTCTTAGATACAAGAAAATCTTTGAAGCGTCAGTTGTATTTAACTCTGATAAACTACCTGTGCTCCATGACGAGTCATCCCAACAAAATTCTAATCTAGGTTGATATATTGTATGAGTATCAGAAGAGAAAAATGTAAATGTACCTAATTTTGAATTATCTGTTTCGGCAACATCATCTCTTTTTACAAGAAAGCCGTGGTTGTCAATGCTGACATCTGGAGATGGTGCGTTAACAGACGAGGCAGTCATTTTTGCAATCCAATATGATACATCAAACTTTATGTCTGTTCTTAAATTCTGTCCTACACTATATAAATGAAAAGGTAATTCAGCTGCACCACCAGCACCAACTGAGTGAGTTGACGCACCATACTGTACTATGTTATCACTGTTTTTCCAAAGATTGCCACCATACTCATCTCTATAATTCCAACTACAACCTTCTGTTGTTATTGGCGTGTTTCCTCTTCTACCTATACCTGGTGACCAAGATTCAGATATAGCTCGCACTTCTATATAATCCGACGTACCTAATAATTTATCTTGTTGAGCTGAATATAATTTAAGAAATGTAGTAGGTGGTGAAAATTGAGTACCGTCTGGATTTGTAAATGTATTTAATGTGTCCGAACCAGATTTTATAGAATCAGGCAAGTCAAACTTAATTAAAAATCTACTAGCAAAAGGACCTTCACCTAATGAGCTAGACATTTCTTTTTGTATTTCTAATATCTCGTCAGAGCCTGCATTAAGACTTGCAGAAAACGGTCCGTCTTTTACCTTTTGGTAAATAGTTGTATCTACTGAAGATGTAATTGAATAAATCATTTTTAATACCCTACAATTCTACCTTTTATATCAGTATCTAAATTTTTAACTTCAAATATACTAGGGTCCATTGATGGATATACAACACCATCTCTTGTCGCTCCTTTTATATCATATATATTTCCGCTATATCCAGATTCTTTATCATAAAGGTTAAATATTCTTAAACTTTTAACTGTCTGTACACCTTCTACTTTATCTAATTCTGTAGCTATTTTTGGAAGTATTATCGGCTCGTTAATTGACCAGTTGTCCGGGTCAAATATACATCGTAATTTCCTTATACATCTTAACAACACGTCCTTGTTTTGATAACCTGGTCTAGGTAAAATACCAAAATCAACGCCTATGTTTATTATGTGTGCATCTTTTATATTTATCGCATCTGTTAACATTCTGTATTGAGAAAGATATGTTTGCATATTTTTCTTTGCCAAAGGTGTTAAAGGCACATAATTTTTATTGTCATTGTATGCTAATGCGTATAAGTTAATAGCAAGAGGATTTTTTATTTCATGAGTACCTACTGTTTGAATCCAATATTGCTCATCTTTATCTAGGTAAGCTTTAGCTATAGAACCGTATTTTGCTGGCATAGCATAAATTCTTGCTATATAATCTTCTCTTGTTACAGCTCTATTTTGAGATGCGAAATGAGCAAGAGCGTTATATTTTATATCGTCTGTTGTTTCTGCAGAACGACCTCCTACTGCTGGTTTTAAGTTTATTACAGCAAGAGAATCTTTAACTGTTTGTATAGTTGATGTTGGTAGTCCATCTTCTTCTAAAAATACAGAGCTTTCAATAATTGTATCTATAGTTCTAGCAGCCACATTAGATGTTATACCACCACCTGCTATATATTTAACTGTAAGTGTTGTATCTCTAGGTGCCTCGCCATATTGTCTTGTAAACATTGTATTTGCAGGGTCGAAAGCTATATCAACATATGTTGTACCATTCATATAATTTTGAGTTGTGTTACCATAAGGTAAAGCGAGGCCCACATTTGAAGGACTAGGTACAATTACCTCGTCAGGTTGAGAAGATATACCTGCACCAAACCATAGCTGTGTCATGTTATTTGCTTTTGTGTGCGTTGTAAATCTACGAGCTGTTCTTCTTAATTTAAGAATATAAGGTGCGTCATAATTATACGCAGACATTGAAGGGTCTGATGTCCAATTATTTATTACATCTTCAAATATATTATCCTGCGCAAGATATTCAACCTCACTCCATTTATTACCATCACTGTCTCTTACATCTGTTACTGCAACAACATTGTCTTCTGCAAGTGTTATTTTATCGAATTTTTTTGGGTCAGTAAATACAAACTCTTCTGTTTTTACTTCACCTGCCATAGCGCTTACTTCTTTTTTAAGAAGGTAATATGTAGGTTCTCCTGTTGTATCATCGATTTGGTATACAGATATCTCTGTAGGATTTGCAGAGCTGCTTGCTTTGAAGTCAACTTTATCTTGTGTAATAAATTCAGAGCCGCCTCCGCTTAACACCATGCCTTCTGCAACCTCCATAGCATATCTCATATCTGGTGCCACAACACCGCCTCCTGGAAATTTTGCAGGTACAATTTGATATACAGATATTTCTGCAAGTGAAGGTATTGAAGGTTTTGTTTTATATCCTAAAGCCCTTGCCAAATCAACAACATTAGCTCGCTCTTCAGCATGCATCAATAAGCTTTCCTTTAGTTGGTCATCAACATAATAAGATAATACATCACCTACATAAGATGCCATTTCTATAAACATCATACCTGGAGACGATTCGTTAAAGTCGTTATATGTTTCAGGGAAATAAGATTTTGCAAATTTAATTAAATCAGCTCTAAAAGTACCAAAATCTTTATTAAGATACTTTATATCCTTTACCTGTCTTTTATCTAAATTACAATCGTTTGCCATTACAAATCACCTATTTCTAATGCTATTGTTTGAAGGTCCATAGAGTTACCCTTAAACAACGACCAGTCTATTTTTATATTCATTCTATTTTCATTTGTACGAGGTTGTTCAACCTTAACAGATTTAAGGTCTACATAAGGAAGCCATATAGCTACCTGGTCTTTAATCAATTCTTCTAAACCTTCTCTTACATCTTGTGTGTTATTTTCAAATAAAGTTTTCCAAACATCACATCCAAATTGAGGATGCATAGGTCTTTCACCTCTGTTTGTTAAAACAAGATTTATTATATTAGATTTAGTTTGTTCGACCGTAGTATATGATTGTTGAAAATCACCTCCATTCTTACCTACCTTTGTACTTTGATTAAAAGGCAACTGACCTGAATTACTTCCAGAAGGTATTAGCGTTTCATAGCTATATCTTCTTTCTGCACTAGCATTATTTGTAAGAGGCAGCGTTAATCCTATCGCTACATCTCTTTCAAAATCTAGTGGGTTGTATTTATATACAGGTCTTTTTCTCATTTCTTAAATCTTTTTACCAACTCTGAATAATCTCTTGTTAATGCTTTATCTAGTCCATCACCTAAGCTGTTAACGTTTACAGGTCTATTATTTATATCTGTCATTTGAGTTGCAGGACTTACATCTCCTTGCATTGCCATAAACTGACTTCTCATATCACTCTTAAAATTTCCCATAGTAGGATAGTCCTCAAATTCACCTATACTTGTATCGTTTAACACCTCGTTTAACATAGCATTGTTTGTGTAATTTTTTGTAACCGATTTTGTTTTTTGTTGAGCAGCCTTATGCTCCATCACATTCATTGCCTCATTAAGCTCTCGCTTAACTTGGTTTTTTATTTCTAATTTTACAACCTCTCGAATGAGCCTAACTAATTCTTTTTTTGTCATGTGTACACTCCTTAGCTTTATATATAAATATCTTAAAGAATTGTTTTTACACCCAAGGTCCTGTTGCACCTGACGATACATTTGTCCATATACCTGTTTGTAGCCAGCTGGATATTACATTTCCACAATTCATCGCCCATTGTGTATGAGACAACCCACCAAGACCAGCAGGAAAAGTACTTTCAATAGGACACTGTGTTGGAGGTACTGCTGCAAAGGCAGGTAAGCAGCCTGGTGCGTATGCGGCATAAAAAGCATCTATACCTGCTTTTAATATATTACCATTGCTATCATTACTTGTACTCCAACCTGCCAACACACCAAAGCATGCTGCCTCAGCTGCAGGTATAGATACTGAAGGTGGAAATATTGCTGTAGAAGCTAACTTCAAAGATTCGGCCCAGCCTTTTGCTGTTCCTGGAGATGCAACGCCTGATATATCTCCTTTTACACCTTCGTATGCAGGTGATTCAGGGTCAAAATATCTAGCCATGTTGTTTGCGAATACTGGTACTAAAAAAGGCATTACTGTTTCATCGCTTCCATTTGTGTTTTTAATAGATTATATGTTACAGCCTGTACAGGAGGTCCTGACATACCGCAAGGTGTTGGGTGTGTTTCTTGTGTTAATTGTGTTAACATTTCTAAAACTATATCTGCTAATGCACTTACATTAAGTTTCCATGTTGCAGTAGAAAGACCTATTTCTTTTTTAGCAGATAATATTATATTTTCACTTTTAGCATTAAATATTAACCTGTCAGAATTTATTATTACTTGAGATTTTCCAAGATATGCATTTATAGGCAGCATAGGTATTACTGGCCCTGTAGGTACAGCCACTGTCTGAGCTGCTATAGCATTTGCAGGTTTAAGGTCTATTTTTTGAGTACTTGTTAATAATACTGTAGAGTCGTTGTCGTTAATATCTTCTATGTGTGTATCGCCTGTATCAGCATGTCCATTTGTTATATACATTATAGGGTCACCATCAGCAGAGCCTATTGACCATGTATTACTAGGTTTGCCTAAAAGTTGAGTAGAGCCTAGTCTTATACTATTATCAAACCTACCTTGTATTATTGTATCACCTTCATAATGCTGTACAGGCTTTATATCTTTTTCTGGAAATGTTTCACCTAGTTTATCGTTTGTAAAGCTGTCGGTATTCATTGCCATATTAGGTACTGCATTTACGTTTGTATCGCCAAACATTTGTACAGTATCAACCCAATAGTATTGAGTCATACCTGGTCTAATCTGTGCACCTAATGATGGTGCTCGTACCAAAAGTACTATCTCACCTTTTAGTGGATATGATGCTATATTTTTATTCAAAGGCGGAATCCAAGAGCCTACTTCCTCTTCATTCATCTGAGGTCTTTCTCTTTCTTCTCCTAAAAACTTAACCTTAACATAACCTATTTCAGCACCTCCAAATTCAGAATAAAGCCATTCATGAGAGTCGTTCATTACAACATCTATAACCTCACCTGCCGATACTAATAAATTTGCATTAGAATCATTGTTTGTAAAATCTGCTGCTCTTCCTTTGTTTCCAAACATTATTTATTGTCCTCTAAATCTTGTACAGAATCTAGTAATTGTCGTTTTTCTGCTTCAGTTAATAAACCATCTGTATTATTTCCTGTATCTCTTGTCATAGCTCTCTGTACGATTGCAGCCATTTTTATTAGATGCTCATCGTTTTTTACGCTAACCTCTAAATATTCTTTTATTATAGGTACAAGTATAGTTGCATCACCCATATTTTTAATCATAGGCTGTAATTGTAATATAAGGTCGTTTATCTGCTTTTCTTTTTTGGCAGAATTATCGTATATGTCTTTTAACAAACCTTCAAAGGATTTACCTTCAAATATTTCGTCTTCGTTTATTGCCATGCTAACACTCCTATTTATATATAAATATACAAAAGAAAAAACCTGGAGCTTTCACCCCAGGCTTCTTATTATATAACAATTGTAATTACTTACTTCTTAATAAAGAATGACATCACAATTACCAATACTACCAAACCTACAAATCCACCTTCTCCTAGTGAGTTTACAAGTGCAGTTAAATTAGCAATTACGTCCATTCCAAATACAGTACCGCCAGTTAAAACGGTCCATAGGATTGTTACAGGCAATACTGCCATCATGATAGTCAAAAGACCACCAAAGAATCCTGTTACGTATTTGATTACTGAATCCATAATTTCCTCCTTGTTTTTAATAGTTTTGTGGCAAAATTGCCAAGCGCGCATTTTGTTAATTTATAGTTAATTAAAATTTAAGACCAAATCCTAAAGTAAGATTTGTAGTCTTTTGACCTGTGTTATATACAACCTTAGGGTCAATGAAAATGACCTTGTGGAATGTAAATAATTTTCCAACACCAATACTCATATTATCAGTGTCCAAACCATCAGTCGCTACGTAAGCGAAATATCCGTTAAAGAAATATCTTGCATGAAAGTCTAACTCCATGTCAACTGTTGAGTCTGCTTGAGCAACAGAACAACCTACCATTAGGTTATCAGTTACACCGTAGCCTACAGTTGGGCTAACTGACCATTCAGTCCAAGCAACGTTTGAAACATCACCAGTACCTACGTACCAGTCACCTTTTGTTTGCGCTTGAGATGCGAAAGTAATTCCACATACTAAAGCGATTGTTAAAATTAAATTTTTCATATTAAATTCTCCTTCTTGTTTTGGTTAGCTGCGCGCTAATTTAATTACGAGCAATACGCTCATAAATTTTGTACTTCTCTTTGAAGTCACGTTTTATTACATTTACGACTCGAGATATATCTTGCGTTTTTTCATTTGTCATTTCTCGAATCAAAACATATAATGCTTTTTTATTATATTTTTCTATGTTTTCTCTACGCCTAAATAATTCTATTACCGCATAGGCTATTTTTTTATCTGTGTCTTTATTAAATCTATCATCTATACTATCATCATATTTTTCTACAAATAAATCTGTAAAATCTTTAAGTGATTCTTTTCTTGAATTTGTTACCTGCTCATTAACAACATCTCTTTGTCTATCTACTGCAAGTAAACTATCTTTTGATTTTAATAATTTATAAGCCTTGTTATTTGTTTGTATACAATAATTTTTTGCAACAATACTAAAGTATGAAAAAGCTCTACCTTTATCTTCAGTATATTT